GTGGAGTTTGGTGCAGTCCAACACACCAGTCCGAGCAGTAGTAGCACGGGCATATGAGTCTGCTGCCTTACGGCACTCAAACTCTTTGACCAGATAGTTTACTTCTTTCTGCGCCGAACGCTTGAATTCTAAGAACTTCTTATCAACTTCACCAAAGATTTCTTCGGTGGTATATTCATGTTCTTCCATCCAAGAACCCCAATATTCCTTACACTTGTCGTAAATTTCAGCATTAGGAACAATAATTTTATTCAAATCAAGTTTGGGAAGTTCCAGGTAGACATTCTCCTGTCCATTATGATCAACCAAATTCTTGAGTGCTTCCTCAAGTGACTCCATAGTTTTGACTTCAGGTTCCTCATTGGTTTCGCCACCAAGATCTCCAGCAGTGTCGCCACCACCTTGAGGTTTGGATTGATTGCCAACAGGAGCACCTTCGTTGGCATTATCTTCTTCGTTGGCATTGTCGTTGGCATTCTCAGTATCACCCTCAGGTTGATCAGAGAAATCAGAAGCACCTTGATTAGAACCAGAAGTCTGAGACTCCAAATCATCCATCGGGGTCTTAGTTTCTTCTTGCTGCTTTGCTTTACAGAACTTATAGAGTTGCTCTGCAGCAATCAGAACATCAGCAAAGGTTTCAGACTCAGCAATCAGGTTAATAATTTCCGTTTCTTCACCAGGTTCAATAGGAATATCTACAAAATTACCAATCTTAAACCACAAGTTAGCACGGTCAGCAAGATTGAAGGCATCAATATCTTCATTTTCAAGTTGAAAGAAGTCTTCCTCAGACAACTCCTTGTAACCACTATAGAACGTCTTAGCAAGTCCAGCATAACGACGCTTCATCAGTTTCTCAATACGAGCATCTTCAACCACATTCACAAACTGAGGTGGAATCTTATGAGTCTCCAACCAATCCTCATCTGGAGTGTAGAGAGCATGTCCCACTTCATGTCCAACCAGAAGATCATACATGGTGTTACTTGCCTTCTCCCACATTGGCAGGGTCAGCACACGAGTGTGGACATTGAAACAAGCAGTTTCCACTTTCTTGTGCTCAACCACCAGGTCCTCAGTAGCAAGGAGTTTGGCAAGTTGGGACTTGATTTCGTGGCGAACGGTCATTGCTCTGTTGCGTATGGACCTATTATACAAAAAAAGGAGGTCCGAAGACCCCCCCAGTGTGCCAGTTTGAAAAGTGGTTTACTTCTCCCCTTCTCTCTTGCCGAAGGTCTTATGCACCATCGTATCTAACTTTGAATGAAACTCAGTCTCCTTCTCTTTACTTGCTCCTTCCTCTTCTTCGCTTTCCTTTTCCAATTCATCAGGAGCATACTTTACTGTCTTACCATCTTCACGCTTGACAGTATAATACTTCCCCTTTCCTTCTGGATCAACCTTTACAACTTCACCTTCCATTCCACTTTCTTTGCAGGTGACTTCATCACCAACCTTAAAGTGGGATTCGCTAATTGGTACATAGATTGAAGCATATGCTTCAATAAATCCCCTAAATTTCTTTAAATCCATTTTCTTGACTTTCTAGGTATTTATAAAAAAGAAGCGTCTCGTTGATTGAGACGCTTCTTGAGTGCTTGGCGACGTGCCTTTGCTTGTCGGAGTGCTTGCGGTTTCAGTTTCCGCTTCTGCTCCTTCTTGGAGTGGTGTTGCCAGTTTGGAGTGTTCATTGCTCTGGTTTTTTCTTCTCACTCATTTTACCATGAAGGTACTTCTTTTTGAACTCTTCCCAACCTTCAGGGGGAGCAGATGGTTTTGGTTGTGGTTTTCCTTTATACTCTTGATATGGAGAACCACTCTCTTCAATAAATTTACTAAAAGTCTTCATTGAACTTTTTACTTTTATTTATTTCAAGAAACCTTTTTACTGAAACCTTTGACCTTATCAAATCTAACGATGTTATCAAACTTATCCATAAGATCATCAGTCTTATGTGAAATCACAAAAACATTCGCATCAGTTACAACATACTTAATGATCTTTGTAAAATAATCTGTTCCGAATCCATCAAGTGAACTATCAAAGATCTCATCAAGAATTAAGAGATTAGTACTTGCAGAATTTTTCATCTTTGCAATCTCCCTCCAGGTGAAGAGGAGAGAAAGGTCAATCCTCATCTTCTCCCCTTCGCTGAATGACTCATAACTAAAATCTTCATGAATTGGGGACTTCACCGTCTCTTTGAATTCTTCATCCAGAGAGAAGTTAATATAGAAGTCCATCAATTGAAGATATTTGTTGATCTGCTGATTCATAAGAGGCAGATATCTCTTAATGATTTTGGATTTTACTCCACCATCCTTCATTAAAGAATGTGCAAAATCGTGGTAAACGTTTTTTTCTTTTTGTTTGGATTGTGTCTTTTGAAGATCCTCCAGTTCTTCAATTAACTTTTCTAATGCATGGCGTTCAGAATTTCGGTTTTCAAGTTGTTCGGTAATAGTTTGAATTTCCTGCTCCAGATCTCTTGTTCTGGTGTGCAGTCCTGAAATCCGAGTATTTGCTTTAGAAATCTCATGCGTTAAGTTAGTTGCCTCCCTAGAAAGTACCTTGAATTGGTTTTCATTTTCCTCTTCAAGTCTGATGGCCTCCTCTAACTCTTCAAAACCCTGTTGGAGTTCCTTTGCCTTAGTTTCGGCATCATTAATTCTATTTAAGCGAAATGATTCCTCAATACTTTGAGTACAGGTAGGGCATACCGTATTTTCACTAAAAAACTTATGTTCTTTGGTAATGGTTGCAACTTTTTGTTGTAGTTTGCCACGGAGGGTTCCAAGTTTCTTAAGTTTAGTATCAGAACCAGAAAAGTCCTGCATCTTCTCTTCAACTGCCTTCAGTTCACCATTGTACTCATCAACTTCCTTGAGATGAGAATCAATATCCGTACCAATTTGCTTGATCTTATCTCTCTTATCTTGAATATTTTTCTTTCCAGTTTCTTCCAGATCAGAAATAAAATTCTTCTGCATATCAATCTTTTCTTCTACCAAGTCCTTACGGATGGTGAGTTCACGAACAGTTTCATTCGTGCTACGAATTCGGTCACGAAGAATATTACTCATAAAAGAGAAGATCCTAATATCCAAGAGATCCTCAATGATTTCACGACGACTGGCAGCGGGCAGTTGCATGAAAGGAACAAAGGATGCACTGCCAAGGATCACGATCTGAGTGAAAGACTTGTAATTCAGTTTAAGAACATTTTCCTCCAACCACTTCTGCTGATCGGTTGCTGCTGCTTCACGATCAAGAAGTGATCCGTTCTTATAAATTTCAAAGATGTTCGGTTTAATCCCACGAACAACTTTCCAATCAATTGCACCAGTGGAAAACTCAATCTCCACTAGACAATCTTTTTCGTTCACACTATTAATTAGTTGAGGTTTATTGATTTTACGAAATGGTTTGTTAAAAAGAACAAAGGTAAGAGCATCCAGAATCGTACTCTTGCCTGCTCCGTTGGTTCCAACAATCAGATTCGTTTGTGCTTCAGTAAAATCAATCTCAGTAAAGTGATTCCCAGTGGAAAGGAAATTACGCCATCTTATCTGTTTGAATAAAATCATTATCTCTTGGTGGGATCACTAGGTCGTCAGATGTGATAATCACATATCGGTAATTATACACGTTACAGGTGTTTATTGCAACCTCATGATCAACTTCCACAACGGACATTTCTGGATAGTCTTCTGCCTCTAAAAGTCCTGCATATCTAGTTGCATCATCTTCATCTTCAAAAAGGTACAGTGCCTTTTCTCCGTCTTCGTCGTGAACTGCATAGGCACCCTCCTCTTCTTGCCCAGCAACTGTAAGTATAAACATTATTCCAACTCGCAAGCCTCTTGATAAACTTCTTTCATCAACTGTTTGACAATATCTTTATCCAGATCAAAGTCCGAATCGTCAATGTATTTATTCAAAATGGTTAATGTGTCTTCGCACTCATCTTGGGATAAATTGACCTCATCATCATTGATCGCAAAGTTCTCAACAATCTTAATATCAACACATCCTGTTTTTATAATTTTATCAATGAACTTTTCAAATTGGAGTTGATCTGATTTTTTACGGACAACAACCTTAACGATCTTGTCTTTCAGAAAAGAGGAGTTGAATGTTTTGTAATTAGAATCCTCATAGTAGATTCTTTCAAACATTGTATATGGGTTCTCAATGAACTCCATTTCATATGTTTCTGTATCAAAGATATGAAATCCTCGTTTATCATCTACATCGTTCCAGAACATCTGATAGGGATTTCCAATATAGAAAATCTTTCCATCATTAGATCGTGTATGATAATGACCAGAAAATACAAGATCAAACTTATCAAAAGAAGATGGATCCATGCCATGATCCATAACATGACCACGGTGAGACTGGAATCCATTCAACTCAAGATGCCCCATGACAACTTTTGCCTTAGAACTCTTTACAACTTCAAAAGTCTGCTGCTCATTGTCCTGACAAATCCAAGGAACTAAAAGAATATTAGTATTCCCAACCTTATACTCTTTTGGTTCTGTAACTTTAACTACATTCTTATACTCAGTAAGCAAGGAATTGATAGAGTTAACATCATTGGTATTTTTGTAGTAAGCATCATGGTTACCAACAATGTTGTATAACTTAACTCCTAAATCTCTAAACTTATTGTAGACGTGCTTCTTTGCCCAATCTAATGCCCAAAAGTCAATAGTCTTACGACTATCAAAGGCATCTCCAAGGTGGATAACCGTTTTAATGTTTCTTTCCTCTAGGGTTGGGAAAAAAACATTGTCATAGAACTTTTGAAAGAAATCATGAAATGTTTTACTGCTCTTACGAGCACCATAATGAGTATCGGTTATCAGAGCAATTTTCATGAATAAAGTTTAGATTGAATGTTCTCCTTAATGGTATTATAATCGGAAGTATTGTAAATGTCACCATCTCCACTAAACACTTCATCAAATCCTGATCGTTCAATGATCTTAGTCCGAATATCCATTTGACGTTTTTCCTTTTGAATCCTTCTCAGGAACGCATAGTGAATGATCTGAGTGAAGTATGCAAAAGGATTAGAAGACTTCTCTGGATCAAAATTCTTAATGTATTGGACACAGTTTTCAATGCCATCGCAGATCATGTCCTCCCTAAACATATAGTTCACAAAATTAGGTTTGTATGAGAGGTGAGTGGCAATCTTGAGAAAACATTCTCCAAGATAATTAGTGATACGAGGAGTTGGTTCTCCTTTCTCGTGTGCTATTCTAACTTTGTTTCTGTAAACAATCAGTGCTTCTAAAAACTCTTTATTGTTTACATAATGTTCTGATTTTTTTCTAGTTCTGGACATTTCATGATTTCTTTTTAAGTATGTTCATATTATAGCATAAAACTAAAAGGCTTGACAAGTTCAAGTATTTTAAGTAGAATCACTCTGTCAGGGTTAAAGGGTTACTTTAGCTACTTTTATAAAGTCTTTCTAAAGACTCTCTAGCATTAGAGATGGATGATAAGAATCCCATTTTTTCATTTACTCTTGTTTGATTTGTATCTCTATTTTTATCTCTTAAGTATCTATTATAAACTGAAATAATTTCATCGTCATTAACTTCACTAATAGTTATTATTTTTTCCATATTAATAACTAAGATTGCATCACTTGACATTGACATCCATGGATTTATTTGAATAGCATTCACTCCCATTTGACGAATAGTGATTATTTCAAATGTAACAGGATCTTCTAAAAGCAATAGGGTTTTTTCTTCTTCTTCACATGGAGTTACTTTAGCAAATATTTCTTCTCCAGATATTAATTTAATAGTTGCATAGAATTCGTCTTTATACATTTTTCTTTAAACTTACTTGTACGATTTCATAATTGAATTTCTCTTGATTATAAATCTTGATTCTTTCAACCAAATGATTTAATGTATAATTTTTTCTTGATTTAAAAGTTATATCGTCAGCAATATCATAAAGAACTGCTTGAGTCTTGTTGTCTCCTTTTCTTAGAACTCTTCCGATTGATTGTAAGTTTCTAACTCTTGATTTGGATGGTGATGCAAAGATTACATTGTGTAGATTCTTAATGTTGATACCAGTTGAAAATGTTCCATAAGATGCAACAATTACAGCATTGTTTTCTTTTTCTGTGATCTCTCTAACTAGTTCTCTTTGTTCTGCGTCAACTCCACCGTGTACATAAAATATTTTACGATTATCTTTCACAGAATTATTTATTAATTCGTAGAGTGGTTGTCCATGAGATTCTACTCTACTAAACAATACAAGACTATTGCCTTTTAAATCCAAGACCAAGTTTTTGATAAAGTTATTTCTTTTTTCGTGCCCAATAATATATTGAATCTCATCTTCATAAGTTTCAAACTGTTGTGAATCATGCTTCATCAGCAAAACGTGAATTTGTAACTGTGAAAGATGTCCCTTATCAATAAGATCTTTTGTTTGTGTGACTTTGTATGATGGTCCAAATAATCCTTCTAACACCCATTTATGCGTCTGTGTGCCATCTAATGTTCCAGTGAAACCAAATCTATATTTGGCACTGTCCATCTTGGTCATGATGCTCACTAGAGACTTAGACTTAAATAGGTGTGCTTCGTCTCCGATGATAACTTCAAAGTCCTTGAAGAATGATCTTTGTAATTTGTAAATAGACTGCCAAGTTGTAATTGTGACAGGTGCTTGATTTGTCTTTTCTTTACCCGAATAGATCTTATGGCAATAATCTTCTGCATTCCATCCATAGTCCTGGAAGTCCTTGAACATCTGCTCTACGAGAGATGTAGTTGGAACAACAAGAAGAATTTTTTTATTTTTTTCTGAAAAGTATCTCACCACAGAATAAATCATCAAGGATTTACCAGAAGCAGTTGGTGAAATTAACAGTTTACGATTATATCTAAGTGCATCATATACTGCATCAACTTGATAATCTCTTGGTTTAAATTTGGCAATCCGTGTCATATAATCCTTGACACCCTCTCTTGAAATCATTTCATTGACTTCAAATGGAGCACCATAGAACTTATTATACTCAAACTCTACTGTATATCCAGAGTTTTTTGCCCATGCCATTACTTTATCAAGAAGACCAACATAGATCTCACCAGTATGAGAACTATACAGTCTGATCTTTCCATCCCAATACTTACTACGGTATTGAGGCATGAACTTTGCACCAGGAACATCAAACGTAAAATGGTCAGATAGTTCTTGGTTGATATGTGGTTCTGCTTTGATTGTTACATATACCTCATTCTTTTTACGGATAACGAGATCTGCCATCAACTATAACCCCTTATAAACTGTTGCCACTCAATAGAATTCTTAATTTGATAAGTTCTATTATTGATGGTTTTTAGGATACTATCCAAATAATTTAACATTATTTGGTAATAATCAATCTTACTACTAATCTTGATAAGATCTTCATCGGCATCTATGTACTTGTCTACATCTTGCCTTAAGACTTTATAATCAAATGGTTTATCAATATACACTTCTGGGTCTGCTTTGCCCGTGTAATATTGCCATTTATCTTTTTTGAGTTGCTTTAATTTGTTTTCTTCAATCTTCTTCAGCAGAAGAATATTATTTAAAATTTTATAATATTTTGCATGAAGAGAAGGAATCTTTGTAGACTCTGCGTGTAGATTGTCTTCGTCTATTTTTGAATCTTCTTCCCATAATGTTTGAATTTCATCAAGATTCATAAATCAAATCATAAAACCACTATATTATATATCGAGTATTTAAAAGTGACTTCTGCAGTGACATAATCAATGTCTTCTGCAGTTGCGTCAAACTGAACTGTAGAAAGACTTACGGGGAATACATCTTTGAAATCTATTCTTGCAATCTCATTAAAATTACTGTTGTAGATAAAGAGACTTGCATCCGAATACTCATTCATTGGATCCTTAGATGATATACTCGGATCATATATATTTTCTGCTTTCATATCAATAAATTCTTGGACACTTTCTGGATATCCAAGACCCCTTAACCAATTATGAACTTCCATGTAGTTGGTTAAGTTTTCGTCAACAAAAAATCTTAATGTGAAATCTTGATATGTTAACTTATCCCCAGGAACTGGAATGTCCTTCAGATAAGTTGGTTGTAGAGCAAATCCAAGATTGATACCTGGAATTGAAGCAGAGTTTGAAAAGAAGTCTGCTTTGGGTACTCTTGTAATTGAAAATTTAAATCCTACAGGAGAAAGATAGTTCCTGTTATCAATTTGATTAGTCCAGGGTTTCATTCTCCTCCTCCATTTCCACCATTACCATTCTCCTCAGATTCGGAATCTTGAGTGTGACCATTCTCTTTTGCTAACATTCCTGCACGATCTATCATGAAACCTGCTGGAATATTCTTACATTTTTTATCAGTAAAACACCAATACTTCCCCGAAGGACATCTTTTTTTAGATGCTTCACTGATGAAATTTTGATATGATTTCATGAGTTTTATATTTATTTAGATAAAAAAAGAGGGGCATTCGCCCCTCCTGTATAACCTTGTGGATCTAATGGATCACATGAGGTTGTCAACACGTACTCTTCTGTAGTAGCGGTTGCTGTTTGCCTTGATACGACCAAGACCTTGACCATCAGCAAATGAACCCTCAGCGAATGGGTTAGAAACCATTCCGTAACGGGTCTTGAATCCGATCTTGGGTTGGAAGGTGTCCTGACCAACGGCACGAACCATTTGGAGAGGAACGTATGGGCAATAGAACAGACCAGCGTCATAAGGTGAAGAACCCTTATAACCAACAACGTAGTACTGATTAGCAGAAACGTTTGCAGAATAAGGATCGATGTATACACGATACTTACCTTGGAGAACACCAGCGAAGGTGTTGCCAGTGTCGTCAACGTTGAGGTTGGCGTTCAGAGCAGGGGTGTAATCAAGAACACCTGCCATGGTGAGTGCGGAGGCAACGTCTGCAGAGCAGAGGATCATGTTGCCCTTCCCTCTACGAGTTCTTTGGGCGATAGCGTTCGCATCTCTTTCAATTTGGAACAGCAGACCCTTGAACTTCTCAACGCTCCAGCGACCGTTGGAGTCAACGTCCAGGTCAAAGATACCTGAAGTTGCGGTGTTTGCAGCAGCACCAGGCTCAGCAACCTTATAGATGGTTCTGATGACTTCACGGTTGATTTCTGCAAGGATCTCAGTTGACAGAATGTTTGCCAACTCAGCTTCTGCGTTCAGACCGTGAATTGCCTTGAGGTCCTGAGCGAGTTCGAGTGAATACTCGGCCTTCAGTGCTCTTGACTTTGCAGTAACGGTGACTTTCTCAATAGAGAATGCCATCTCGTTGAATGCATTACCAACACCGTCGCCAAGAGTCTCAGCGTCGCCAGTGTGCATACCCTGACCAACTGCGTACTCAGCTTGTGAGATTGACGAGTTGAGAAGACCAGGATTTGAACCGAGGTTGGTGGAACTAGTAGTACCGAAACCAACTGACACACCGTCAGATGCTTGAGCGGTGTAAAGACCTTGCTCCAGATTGTAGCCGCTGTCCTGACCAGAGAACTGTGACTGTGCCTCGTCAAAGAGTGCCTCAGTACCAGACTGGTTGGTGTAGCGTGAACGCATTGCAAAGATCAGTCCAGTAGGACCGTTCATTGGTTGAACGCCTGCGAGGTCATAAGCGACCAGGTTGGGCATTGAACGTCTGATCAGCGAGATCAGAACGGGGTCGAAACCTGCGGTAGCACCACCAGCGGCAGAGCTACCACCGAATGCACCAGATGCACCAGCAGCGTTAGCAGCGTTGGTGGGTGATTCGGAGAGGAACGCACGCTCCTCGGTCATGAATTTTTCTTGGTTTTCGAGCAGGACAGCGGTTACCATTCTGCGATGGGAATCCCTAATAGGATCAACTCCATCATAATCAAGTAATGGTGCCCACTTCTCCTGCAGATGCTCAGAATTGAACATTTGCATTTGATTTTACCTCTTTAAAAGTGTTTGTGGTTTAGTTTATAATGTAAAACTTACTTTTTAGAAACTCTCTGGAGTGCAGACAGATAACCACTCATGGATCCAGATGAATAGATCTGTGAATTGTTTTCTGAAATAAACTCAGCGGAATCTCTTTGAGCACTAACTACTCTTGATGGGAAGTATGCTTCCTTCAAGGTAACCAGTTTCTCACGGTAGTCTTCTTCACTTTCAAACTCAACACTTTCGGAAAGAGAAGCGAGTTTTTCTTTCTGAGTAACTGCAAGTCCCTCAGAAACTTCACCTAAGATTCCATCGGTAACAGACTCTGCCAGTCTCTTGTTTAGAGCAACATTTCTTTCGATTTGCTCGTTGAGTTTTTCTTCCATTTCATCAAGTTTATTTACCATGCTCTCAAGTACATCATATCTATCTTCAGGGATTGTTACATAATGTTCTTCAAAAAGACCCTTCATTCCTTGGAGGAATGATTCGGTCATCTCGGTCTTAAGACCTTCTTCAACTGCGAGTGCATTTTCTTGGATCCACTCGTCAGCAACATACTCAAGATATGAGTCAACTCTTTCGGTGATCTCACTCTTGAATTCTTCTACTTGTTCTACGATTGCATTTTCGTAGGACTGCTGCAGTTCTTCTCTGATTGCTGCAACTTTAGCATTGATTGCAGATTCAAAGATAACTTTTGCCTTTTCCTGGAACTCTTCGGAGAGTTCTTCACCTTGAAGAAGTGCTTCAACATCTTCTTCAATGTTCAGTTCAACGACTTCTTCTTCGGTCTCTTCAGCAACAACCTCTTCTTCTGATTCGGAAATTGCTTCTTCAACTTTGCTACGGAGAGCGTCCTCTTCGGTCACTTCTTCTTCGGCAACTAATTCTTGGTCTTCTACCTCAACTTCCTCAGCCTTAACCGCCTTAGAATTGACGACATCTCTTACTTGCTTCAGTGAAGCACCAGGAGTCTTCAGTTTTGCTGAATCGTCGTCTGCTTTGTAATTCTCTGGGGTAGGACCGCCAAGATCTTCCCAAGATCCAGTTTGACCTGGTGCCATTACACCAGATGCATTACCCGAAGGCATTGGATCGCCAGGTTTTGCGTTAGCGTTAACGGCTGTCTTGGATTGAGCAGTGCCTACTTCCATTTCTTGTAAATCTTTTCCACTGGACATTTGAACTCTCCGATTTTAACCTTTGTGTAGTTTTTAAAACTATATTTATTTATAAATTACAAATTTGATAGAAAATCATTAAACAGTTGAAGTTTGTGCTCTTCAAGAGCACGTTGATCAACTAATGTATTTATCCTGTTTCTGGTATGGGATGCAAATCTTTCACGAAGGATTCCACCTTCCCAAACCCATTCTTTTCCTTCCATGATTCCATCAACAAATGCATCTGGTGCAGAAGGATCAGCGACGATATCTGCAGCGGTTGCCAACATAAAGTCTTCACCAACAATATTTACGCCCTCGTTGTTCATTTTGATTGAACCAACGCCACGAGAAGAAACACCAAGTTTTACTCCCTCATTAATCAGGGATTTGGCAATTTTGCCCATTGGAGTTTCAAGAAGTTTCGCCTTACCGTAAATGTTTGAACCTCTTTGCTCAAGTTTTACGATTTTGTGTGATACACGATCAAGGTTGATTGTTGGTCCATCGGGGTGACCGAGTTCACCAAGTGCTCTACCTTTGTTGGTATACATTTCATTGTATCTATTAACCTCTCTGCAGAGAGTTTGAATAGGATACATTCTACCGTTGCGGTTCTTGATATCGCCTTGAAGGAAAGTTCCCTCAATATACATGCTCTTTTTACCGTTTTTTTCTTCAACGATAAAATCTACGGTTTCGACTTCTTCTCGGATAAGTTTCATTTTTCTTAATTTGTGTATGCTACTGCTTGAGCCCAAACATGTGTACTTATTCCAGCTTGTCCAGTAGAATCTAATGCAGCACCATGTTCTTTTTCAATAACAATGCTACTGTTTGCTGAAACGTAAATGGTTCTGGGCGTAGATCCTGCAACTAGGATTCCAGCAGCTGCGTTATTTGTATTTACAATATAAATTAACGTATTCGAAAGAATAGTTGCATCTACACTTGCTGCTGCTTGAATATCCTCAGAAGCAGATACTGGTCTAATAATCATTCTTCTTCTCCAGGTTGATCCTCATCTTCTTCAGAATCAATTTCGTCGGAAACTTCATCTTCTCCAAAAAGAGTAGAGGCAACATATGGTCTTGCTGCATCAATCTTTTCTGCTGACTTAGTATATAAAATCTCTTTGATTTTATCGCTAACTTCAGATGGAGAAGATTCACCAGAAATGATCATGTCCATTAAATCGTCCATTTTTTAATCAAAATATTATAAACTATAATGTATTTATATCTCTCCTCCTTTTGGAGGTTTTACTTCTGTTGCAGCACCTTGCTTATCTATGTTTGGTTCATTGATTGGAGCACCTAAATCCATTCCTGCTGCACCAGGTTCAATTGGCAATCCAGTATTTGGATCAATTGGTGCATTTGGATCGGGAAGAATTCCATCTTTGATTTCTTTATCAATCTGCTTATCAATCTCAATGATCTCAGTTTCTGTTTGCTTGAGAACTTTGGTTCTGACGTAATATGCAGAGAAGTATTTGCCCATGTATGGTTCCATAGCAGCAACTACTCCAAGTTGCTCAGTCAGAAGTTCATTTTTCTTGAGATCTGAGAAGTGGTTGTCATACAAGAAGTCATATTGAATATGCTCTTCAAGTAAATCCCAATCTTCTGGAGTGATAATATTTTTGAGAATCAATTGAGTTTTCAACATATCGTTGAAAATACCAGAGAATCTCTTACGGAGTCTTCCTACAAACTTAGTAAACTTAAGTTCATCTCTCAGAATTTCGGAAGAACGACCAAGATTAAATCCACCAGCACTATCAAGTCTGCTGGAAGGAACATTCAGTGATTTGTAAAGTTTGGCTTGGAAGTACTCAATATCAGCAAGTTCACCAAGATTTTGTCCACCAGGAAGTGTAGAGATTTCAGTTCCTCTTCCACCTTCTCTTCTTGGTAACCAGAAATCCTCAAGCATCGCCATGTATTTGCGATCATCACGAATTTCTCCAGTATCGGCGTTGTAAACCAACTTATTACGATAACGATTCATCACATCACGGAGATATTGTTCCGCTTTGATCTTGGGAAGATTGCCAACATCAATATAGAAAATTCTACGCTCTGGAGCTCGGGATAATCTGTAGATAACAAGAGAATCCTCAATCATTCGAAGTTGATTGAGTGCCTTGATCGCTTTATGTAAATATGATAAAACAGTTTGCTTATTTCTATCTACTAGACCAGATGTTACGTATGTAATTGCATCTTTTGCAATTTTTACTGAACCTTTATTATGTCTGCTCGGTATAATACCACTACTCTTTGATGCAGAATTTGGATCATAGAGATAGTATTCTTCAATTTCTGGTGCTGCATAACTTTCAGGATTCATTGGATCCTTTCCGTTTCTTGCAACATAAAAAGGTGATTGATTATTTTGTCCGTCTTTCTCTGCCTTACGGATTAATCTAATTTTTAATGGATCAATATATCTAATTTCTTGAATTCCAGCGGAAGGATCCTTAAGATCAATTACCTTGTGATAAAAGATTCTTCCATCAATGTACCAATTCCTGAAAATCTCATGACACTTTTTATCAAAGTTCATCAGACTTTTAATAGTCTTAAACTCATTTCTGATGATTTCTTTCAGTTTATCAGAAGCGGGTAAATTCGACAATTCAATTTCTAGAGGCGAATCGTTTGAGTCAGATACGATCGCCTCATTTACAATATCTTCAATTGCACTATCGCACTCTGGGTGCAGACACATTTCACGGTATCTACGTACCAGATCCTGTTCACTTTTATATACTCCCTCAATATCTACGTATTGTCCGTAGAAACCGCTAGAGAGATAAAAGTCTGATTTATCTTCCTCACTAGGAGGAACTGGGGAGACAATGCTTTTAGAAACCTTGCCTTCCCCAGGATCTGGTAGTTTGAAACCAAATAATTTAGCCATTAATCAAAGTTTGAACTATTATCTACTATTTATGAACCTGTTCCCAACTGGGTTGAACCAGATGGATCAAGAGCATCAAACCACTGAACTTGCAGTTCTACTGTGAACTCTTCAATGGTATCTGAACTATCGTATGAAAGTGCGATGTCAGAAACATTGGTTGGGAATACACCATAGAATCTGTACTGCTTCAGTACAGGAACTTGAGCGGAAGAAGAAGGAAGAGTACCATTAACTGGTGATCTACCGAGTTGTCTTACGAATACATCCTTCTGATATGCAGTAGGATCAGTAATTCCAGCATTGTCCTCATGCTTGTTGATGAGGTTCATCCATCTCTCGAATGCAGTTCTAATTGTGAAATCTACATCGTTGATGATAGTGACGGTCCATGGATCAAATGTTCTGTCACCAGCAACCTTCAGGTTTCTTCCTCTGAAAGGAATATTGATAGGTGCGATGTTTGACGCTGGCAGGTTTGCTGCCTTGACTAAGAATCTACTTCTATCAGTCAGTGCATCTCTTGTGGTTGAATCGGGAATAGCATCATCGGGGAAGTATAATTCACACTCAAATAAATTAGGTCTCGCACCACCCCCAATCATTCTACCCTTGAATGCATCAAGGGTTCTATCCTTCGTGTTTGGAATGTTTAAGTTAGCCATTAATCGTTTCCTCTAGTGAATTAAACGTTACCAACGACTTCTTCAAAACTTACGCCCGTGCGGGTAGCAACGAAGGTAAGACCGATGAAGTTAATGGATCTTGCGGGTTTGACAAAGATGTCTGCTCTAAACTGGTTAGAGTCAATAACGTCAGGAGTGTTATTTGTCTCATCGCAGATTACGATGAAATCATTAATTCCCCTCTTCGCCTTAACATCACGAAGATATGGTTCGACAATGTTTACAAAATTAGATCTTGTGATAACATCATTAAACTCAAAGAGTTGGTCTCTTGCCGCTCTTTCGATCGAACTTTCAATAGTAAGGAACAAACGACGAACGTTAATTCTGTCAAATGCAGAAGCATATGAAAGACCAGTCTTGTCACCAAAGAGAATAATTCCAGAACCAGGAGAAGCAATAACTGGATTGATTCTCTTAGGATAGATCAGATCTCTCTGTGCTTGTGATGGGTTGTATGCGAGTTTGACCGCACCGTTGATTGCTCCTCTTGACGAACCTGCAGGTGAGAACCAAGAATACTGGTTGATTGAGGTTCTTGCCATAAGACCTGCAACGTCAGCATTGCAAGGAATGTATCTGAACTGATTGTTAAATCTGTCAAACATATACTTATAACCAGAGTCAAATACTGCATAAGATGAGGAGGTCAGTCCATCAAAGAAGGCAATAATATTATTGGTTTGTGTATCGGAGTTTGCTACGTTAACAACTCCTGCTCTATGTGGTGAGATGCAAGCGATACAATCCTTTCTCAGGTTTGCAATTTCAATCAGTTTATTTGCTTTTGCTTGTGACTCATAAATTGTGTCGCCACCAGAAGGTCCGTTGATCAGGAAGTTTACATTATACTCTGCTGGATTCTTAAGAACCTCATAAGAAGAAACGATATTATCAAGAGTTGCAGCGAAACCACCGCTTGCAGTGTAGTTTTCACCACCAACGAGGTTGTAAGTTTTTGCTCCTGCAACTGCGAACTTAGTTCCTTGTGCAGCAGTACCCCAGTTACCAATTCCCGATACATTGAAAGAGTTAGAATTACCAGCAGTTAATCCACCAGCAATTCCAGCAGGAGCAGCACCAGCATAAACATATTCAGAGATTCTTGCCAGATAATCTTTGTAGTATACTGACTCAGTTGGTGAAGTTAATCCGTCTGAGGACTTAGTGAGATAGGTAAACTTCTCTACAATGTTTCCTGCTGAACCAGTGACTGCGCCAGTATCATCAACGACGACAACGTGAATTTCGTCGTTTGCTGCACTTCTTTCGGAAGCGTACTGTGAGGTTCCTGGTTTCTCGGCAATGCTCTTCCAGTATACGGTTGAATTGGTTAATCCGAGAGTTTGTTGATCATACCAATCATTTACTGTTGCAGATGTAAACGATGTGGCACCTGTTCCAGTGTTATCACTTACAGAGATTGTATTTGCTTGAGTGGAAGTAGTAGATGATCTTGTAAATGTAAATACAGCACCATCGCCAGCGGTACTAATTCCAGTAATAGTTCTATCTACAAAAATTGTACCAACTCCAACTGCAGCAACAGTAGTTCCTGCTGGAACAGTTGAGTTGCCACCAGTGCTGGCAACTGCGTCACCTACTTGAATTCCAGTTGTAGTAATTCCACTAATTGAAACGTCAAATGCAGCATCAATTACACCAGCGGTTGTTGCTACACCAACTGTAGTGGTAACTGTTGTTGTTGTTGGAGCCAGAATTGATAATGATCCTCCTTGAGAATACTCTGCAGCAACAGAATCATTACCTGAAACTCTATCCGTTACTTTTACGTAGATTTCACTTTGACCAATTCCAGTAACAATAGATCTAATGTAACCACTATAAGTGCTAGTTGATCCAGCACCAGCGGAAATTCTCCCTTCAATAGATTGAGTTACCGCAAATCCAACAGAAATTGCAGATGTATCAATTCCAGATATAGTCTGATCTGCAAATCCATCAATAGTGCAGACTTTTAAGTTATTTGCCCATCTTCCTGGGTTCTTAGCGGCATATGACCAGGTAGTTGCAGTACTATAGTCATTTACGTAGTCTTCGTATGACTTGACCTTTAAAGTCACTGAGTCTGCACTTACGCCAGCGTTTGCGTTATTGAGAGTGGAACCATCAGATCTGAGAACTCTTAGGATTCCGCCGTATGAGAGATATGACGACGCACTTAACCAGTAATCATACTGTGCGTCTGTAGAAATTGGCTTACCAAAAGTTCTGAGAAGATCCTGTTCCGTTTCAATTAGAATAGGTACATCTACTGGACCCTTTGCAAATGGTCCTGCAATAGCGCCAACTTGATCGTTAGCAGCATCTACTCTACCAATAGTCAAATCAACTTCTCTTACCTTGACGCCAGGTGATACTAAGTTAAGCGACATTTTTATTCCTCGTAAGAAGATTCATTTTTTCTAAAACTATTTATTATTTGCTACTTTTACATTGGGGAAACAGTGCATGAACATACTACCAGTCAGGATATTCCCACCTTAGAACCAATTCCGCTTTTCTCGCATTGAGTACTCGTTTTTTGGTGCATTCCTTACACTCATATGAATATGATGATGGATACATTCCTCTATTTTTTCTTGTCAGATAAAAACCATCAATTAAATCTTTTATTTCACCACAAGTCCTGCATTTTCTTTCTTTGAACAGTAAGTGCTCTAGTCCAAACTGTTCTTCAAAATCCATTACATGTACTCCCACATGTATGAACGATCACCATATTCATCCGTATACCACCTATCTCCACTATCATCTACAAAAGAACTATCATCTAATCCATCACTAATGAATCCAAATGGAGACATATCTTGCTCAATCTGATTCTTTTGTTCTTCGTATAATCTTTTTCTAACGTCCTGATCTGTTAGTTCTTTGAAGTAGTCTTGTGCAACTAACCAAGCATAAATGACCAAACACATTGCAAGGTCATCATTGCAACCTTCTTCTGCTTCAAATGAATTGTGCTTTGAAACGAAAGTAGTCAATTCTGAGATGATCTCATAGTCATTAAATATGAGTTTATCTTCTTCAATCATTGCCTTAAGGTTAAGTGATCCAACCTTCTTGACAGTTTTACTCATCTTTACACCAAGTTGAGTTTTCTTTCCAGAGAAACCCTGACCAACAATCTGACCTGCTCTACCTCTCATAGAACACATCAGCAGATTCTGGTATTCCAAATCATATTGGAGAATACTTGCTACCTGGTCTCCAATATCATTTACTTCGCAAAGGATAAATGCGTTATTATAATTCTTTGCTACTTCCCAAATTATATTGGGGAATAGCATTGGTTTGATTTCGTTATTTCTATATTTTGCTACTACTTTATGCGGAAACTCTGTAATGTCTACCACAACGAATGCAGAATAGTCTTCACTGACTCCCCTTGCAACGTCTACAGTTACAACATAATCATGCTCATCTTGTACATCCAAATATACATCTAAACCAGCACTCTTAGTTTTTGGATTATCGTATACTAAATTTCTAAGTTTACTTGGTGCAATGAGAGTATCAACCGATCCTAAAAATTCACACTCAAACTCAATTTTGAATTGCTGTTCTGATGTGTTTGCAATCGTCTGTTTTTTCCACTCATCATCACGTCCTGGAACTTCAGACCAGTGAACATCAGTTGGAATATATTCGTTCTTTCCTCTCTCCGCATCGTGCCACATGCGGTAGAAGTGATTCATGCCATGCGGCGTTGAGACGATGATGACTTTTGTGCTTTTACCAGAAGTAATAGTAGGATAAACAGATGCAAAGAAGGAGTCAGCGATGTGATTAGGGACGAAGGCGAATTCGTCGAGAAAGAGGATATTGAACGACATGCCTCGGACAGCACTCGCAGATGTAGAAGCTGCCAATATCTTACTGCCATTTTCCAGTTCTATGTTTCCTTTGTTCCATGCTATGATACCTTGTTGCATCCATTTTGGCAAGTTTTCATAAGCAGTTGCTAACCTTCCTAACAATTCTCTTGCGGTTGCTGCTTTGTTAGCAAGAATGCCAATGTTTACGCTATCGTTGAAGATAAGATAATGAAGAAGATACGAGACCACAGTAGTAGACTTACCAGTCTGACGTGGCATCTTACAGATGTTGAATCTATTTTTATGAAAATTGTTAATTAACTTCTCTTGGAAGTGATATGGACTAAATGGTACAAGACCTTCGTCCAGAGAAACAATCTTTACATAATTGTTTGCAAAATACACAGGATCATCTTTACACCTGATGAATTCTAAAACTTGATCCTGTGTAAATTCAATAGGCGTATTTGCCTTTTTTAGATTAGGATTGCCAAGATATACATTATCACTCATAACTTACATTTTGATAAGATCTGCAAACGTTTCCTGTGTTTTGAAATAAAGTTTTACGTAAGACTTTGAAAGATTTTTTAAATACTCTAAGTCATCACATGCATCAATTTCTCTTGAAATTTTAGCATACTCAAAGTTTTTGCTTACATTATCTAGTTTGATTTCATCTGGGTTCATTTTGTGTACCTGCAAAAAGTAAAGGTTGGGTTGGATCCCTCATGACTGGATTATAGTACAGAACCTTTGCACCAGGATAAACCTTTACGATTTCTCCTAAAACTTCAGATTTGGACGGTCTTCCAAACTTAGGGAAAAACATTTGAGTTGTAATTGATTTACCCCTCCAATTTAAAATAATACTATATGTTTTTCCTCTTTCCTGTATTCTTAAATACGACTCTTTTACATTAGCAGTTTTTTTGGGAGTTGATGGAATAACCTTTTCTCCTTTTGGAACCAATCTCTGAAGGAGTTTATCTGGACCACCATACTTTGTTGCATCAACTGCTTCCATTGAAACATTTTTTGCTTTACCTTTACGGTTTGGATTTGGGTCTTCTCTACGTTTTTTCTTTACTCTTCTTTCTCTCTCTTCAGGATCCATTGATGCACGAACATCCGCATCTCTACAATAAGGTTTAGTGGTCTGACCTGGTTGCTTAGCACAAGGTTTTCCATCATATTTTCCACCAGTTTGAACCCAACCCTTAAACCAGTCCTTCAACGAATAACCAGGATCTCTTGGTGTTTTTCCATCCAGTTTTTCTACAATGGTTTCTTCATTAGTGACATAATCTGCTGCCGTATCAATGTAATCTGCTGCCTTAGTAATTTTTGATTGTACCCATGCCTGAAGATTTCCTTCACCTTTTTTGCCCATCTTCTTCTGAAGACGTTTTGCTGCATTAGTTACAGTCTTTAGTTCAGACCGTGCCATTGAATATTCATGGTCTTTCTCTTTTGCTTCACCAATTGTTTTATTATTCAAAAGATAATTTTTACTTTTCTTTCTTGGTGTTTCAATAACTTCTGGGCATTCTTTCGTGCCATGAACTGGACACTTCTCCCCTTCTTTTGTGTGAAGGCAAGTTGACGCCTCCATAAAGTTTTTGAAAGTTTTCATTCTTTGCTAAATCCTTGCTTTAGGAGTTTTTGTAGTTCTGCGGTTGATCCAACAAACAATGCATTATTAACAGTAGTTGGAGTGTTCTTCTCTTCTTTATTTAGATCTTTCATCTTCTGCTGAAGATCTATTAACTTATCTGTTACATCACCGACACTTTTGATCAATTGTCCAACAACTTCATATGATCTTGGTTGTTGCCCTTCTTCTGCCAGTTCAAGAATACCATTAATTGCTTCTTGACCCTTTTCGATCAAAGAATAAAGATTTCCTCGTGTATACTCATAGTCAGTAACCGAATCACTCTTCTTTTGGATCTCTGCTAACTGCTTTTTAGTTTCTTTCACTACTTCATTAGCAGTGACTTCTACATCTAAGGATTGATTTATTTTATCAAATGTTTCACTCATACATCTACTCCTTTAGTTGGACTATAAACTCTTCCATCACCAAAATCAAATCTAGACTCACTGAAACCAAAGTCATCTCCAATATCAATTAAATCATCATCAATTGAATTAATAATGTCAATAGCATCTCCACTTTTATGTGATGATGCTATTGAAGTATCCATACCTCTAACAACGGTTATATTATCACCATCAATTTTTTTGATTAGCATTTCTTCTTGATTTATATAAATGTAAGACTCAACAGACAAAGAACCTACATTTGCGACCCTAAAGGAGGTTATTTTTTCATCTATGTCTTCAAGAATAACAGATGTTCCATCATTATTATAATCTTTAGTTGCTCTTGCTTCTGCTGTATATCTTAATTCCCTTCTTGCTGTATTTTTGTCAATGGTAGTATGATAATCAACTTGTACCTTTTTAATGAGTCCTTCAGTGGAATTAGCAATGGGACCAAAGAGAAATGTCTTAGCAGTAAAATCTAAATTATAAACTATAACTCTTTTCTCTTCATAACCCTGATCATAATTGTCTTCAAAATTTATAGAATCTAAAATTATGGGAATATCTCTTTTTTCTCCAATTGAACTCACTAAATCAACTGTCAAATTAAATGATGGTTGGAAAAATGGAAGAATTTGCTCAACTACTTGCAAAGCATCTTCATTATATTGTGCAAGCAAAGATAATCTAAATCCAACATTATATGGAACTGGCATATAAACTTTCTTCGCTATTTTTGATCCATCTGTGGATACGGTTTTGAAAGTTTGCATTGTTGAAACTTTTCTTTTCGCATCATATTGTATATTTGTTATTTCAAATGCGAGTCGTGGCAAGACAATAGAGACTCTTTTCCTCAAGTCTTGCTTTTGTTCAATTCTTGCTAAAAACTTTTCTGCTGGTCCATACGCAATAGGAACTTTGATGACACTATAACTGCTGCCATCTTGTTTTTTGTGTCTAATCTCTATATTATTAAAAAGTGTACCAAATGCAATAATGGTTTTTCTAATAATTTCGTGATAATCGTATGTACCAAGCATTATCTTATAATGTACGTATACTAACTATTTAGAACTCACCAAATGGGTTGGATTCGCTGAAATCTAATATTTCATCAGCCTCAGTTTCTATCACTTTATTTTGAGAGTTCAAATCTGTTAATCCGAGTTTTACAATATTTTTAATTGTATAACTTGAGTCTGATCCATTTAAAGTAGTTCCGATTCCAACAACTTGTTCTCCCAGTGAGAATGATCCAGAAATTGTAGAAACTTTTAGTATCTTATCTTGACCATCCCACTCTTGAACATATGCAGTTGTTCCAGTTGATACGCCTTTAACTATTTCTTTAAACACATAATTGCCAGAAGAAGAACTTGATGCATCTGGATCGGAGAATGTTATAGTTTGGTCTTCTTGATTTATATGGTAATCTTTTCCAGAGTATCTATAGTATACTGATGTTACTATTCCACTTGAATTTATGTTTGCAATAGCAACTGGTGGAATTGCTCCGCCAATACTTGTTATACCAACTGTTGGTGCAACTGAATATTGACTTCCTGCAGAAGTTATTATCGGTGGCATCAATGCTCCTCTATTAACTATAGCAGTTGCTATAGCACCAGAACCACTCTGACTAATTATTGATACTGAAGGTGGTAAAGTATATCCATAACCAGGGTTTGAAATTAAAATTTCATCAATAGATTTTCCAACTTGTCCAGTCTTACTAGTCATTATTGCCACGGCAGTAGCATTATGCAAAATATTTCCTGTGGGAGAAGTTGAAATTGAAACGACTGGTGCTTCGGTATAACCAGTCCCATCATTAATTAAGTCAATATTAAATACAGAATATGAATTATTTAATTCCACAGGAACTGCTAATTCTCTATTGACATAATACTGTTGATATGTTTCTATAGATCCAGTTGCAGTTTCTGCTAAATCGTTGATCATTTCCAGTATGGTTTCTTCAACATCAAAACCAACTACAGATTGATCTGCCTCATCATCGGATGTAAATATATTATCATCGAGAGCGTAGTCTATAACTTCACAACTCAATTGATATACATACAGATTGTTTAATTGATAGAAAGGTTTTTTCCCCTCAACATATTTTATTTCAAACATAGTATTATCTAGTGGAAGATATATTAAATCTCCTTCTCTTGGTCTTGATAACAAGAGCAAATCATCTCCAGTAGATTCTGATAAAAAGGGACTTATAAAGTCCTCATATCTTTCCTTTGATACTATAAATGTGATGGAATCAGTTGTTTGCACACCAAATTTTGAAAGTATGTCACCACTACCCTCAAAGCCTTGGTAGTTCATGATATATGCTTCTATTTTGAATGAAGCATCAAAATTAGAAGCAACTACATCTCTAAAAATTGCATCTCTGTTTATAATTTTTCTGGGCAAATATGAAACATCTTGCCCATAAATTTTTAATTGTTCATTAATTAGATCCTGAACTAATCTTTGCTCACTTGCTGATCCTTGTAGAAAGTATGAGTTTAATGGCATAATATTAACCTATCATATCTAATGGTGGCATTTCGTATGTGTCTCTTAGTTCTCTTTCTATTTCTTCTATTTCACGAACTGCATCATCATATAATTGTCTTCCATTTAATTGAACTCCACCAGGAAGCATGACTCCTTGGAATTTAATTAAATTTTGTCCCCATTGCCTCTTGATCAGTGACGTAAGATACTTTTTTAACCACCAGTCATTATAGATTGATTCTGCATCTGCTGGATCGACAAGTCTATAGCAATCGAGAACAATATATGTATCAGAACTAAAACTTGCATAATCAATATCAAGATATAGTCTATGTCTCTTTTTATTAAAACGTAATTGAATATCTGGAGTGATCAATCTGCTAAGATCTTCCAGATATGTTTTTGTCATCGCATAATTTAATAGATCAAGTGCCCCATAGTAATATAGATCGTTTAAGAATAACTGATATTTTATATTAAACAGTCCACTGGAGATTGTACTATTATCCATCTTGAAGACTTTATTGACCCCAAGCACATGATCTGGTAATTGTAAAAAGTTTGTACTTTCTTTCCAGTCAACAGAAGATACACCAACCGTTGATGTTGCAGTGGTTGTTGTTATACCAGTTTTTAGTGTTTCCTTCTCAGACTCCGAAATCTGATGCTTCAGAAAAACTCTTTCGATACCATCAAAATGATATTCTTGAAAATGTTGAATTGCATCGTCAACTAAATCGTCAATTTGATCATCATCGACATTAATTTCCAAAACAGGATATCCAAGTCTTCTTAGACAATAATCAATTAAACCTTGTCTACTTGTTGGTTGACTCATTCTTCGATACCTGTTTTTTGATATTTATTTGGATCAATAACTTCCGCCATCTAATTCCGCACTAGATTTCCACTTTCCTTCTGTGCCATTGTAAATTAGCACCATTCCATCAGAAAGTGATTCCGTATTTACATCAACAAGTTCACCCAATCCAAAACTAACATTTCCAGTAATGGCTGATCTTATTTTTATAGACTCTTGTGTTCCTACTCTTACTCTAATGTCTGCCATTTTTACCCTACCGTAACTCCAGCAGTAACTATAGCACTTCCTTCTACAACTCTAGTTTTTGTAGATCCATCATCTATGAGAATATCGTATACGTATCTTCCTGGTTTGAGTGTTGATGTTATAGATGATGCTAATCCTATTTGCAACTTACCCAAAGACACGTTTGGAAATGTAACTGAAAATGTAGCACTTGCATTTAAAGATGATGGATGTTTTTTCATCACGGAAGATCCACTATAACCACTCAAATTTAAATAGTTTCCACTATTATCCTCTAAGTTGAATAACTGATAAAAATCAGCCCCAACATCTATTACAATATTACTAACATATGCTGCCATTAGTATAAAGTCAGGATATCCTTTAGGTATTTATAAGTTAACCATTCACAATTGATTTTAATAAGAATTTTATTTCATTAATATCCGTTTTAATTTGCTGGACTTCATCCTTTAAAATTCTCAATTCCATCTTTTCCTTATATTTTGTTTCTGAGAGTCGAATGAATTTTTCAAATTCATTTTCATTATTGTTTATTATTGCATTCGACTCCTTGTTTCGCACAAGAGAAGAATCTGATTTTACTTTAATATAATTATCCATCTACGCTAAATGATCTCAATGCAATTGCTCTAAAGTTCTTCAATCTTGGTGGTTTTGCTTGGTTTGTTGATGTCATTACAACCTTAATCATAAATCCACTAAACTGTGCCATATTATCAGCAGTAAACTTGTACTCGCTAAAACTATTTTCTAGTGAATTTGGATTTACAACCTTATCTGATGAACCATCTGAATTAAATGGTATGTAAACTTGTTGTGAATCTGCAGAATCACTTCTGAATAATTTGTAGAATACCTTAAATTGTCCTTCTGCCTCTCTATGTCCATCAAACTGAACATAGAGTGAATTTGATGGGAATTCAAGAGATATTTTTCTTGTTTCATAAATAGCAGAATTTGGATCAGAACCAGAAATCCTAACTCTACTATCTGTTTCGAAATCAGAAACATTCGAGTCTACAAGATTGCTTATTGCAATTACGTTTGCTCTGTCTAAGTCAATAATTGGTGAAACATCTTCTTTAGATGTTGATAATGCTAAGGTAATAGCAAATGACTTAGAACCTCCAAGTAAATTGTATTCATTTACATCAGATGCTATTATTCTGGAACTATCTAAACGATTTAGTTTGTTCAACGACACTCCTTCATATCCTAAATCTAAGAAAGAAGATTCAGAACCACTTAAACTTGTTCCAGATGTAGTTTTAATTGAAGCAGTGACATTTGTTCCAGTTGGAGTAATCATATTAAATTGTGGATCAATATATTCGAATGGAATATTTTGTGAAATTTGTAATGCACTTCCTCCACCAGATTTAGTTGATCCAAAGGTTTTAGAAGTATCGCTTAACTTCAGATAATACGAATTAAATGTTTTATCTCTTGGATCTATGTTATGTTCTTTGTTTATCTTTAAGAGAGATACAGAGTTGAATTCATACTTATAAACTGCATCATTTTGTGAGTGATTTGATTTTAAACTAGAATCAATCACTCTAGAAGTAATTGTAATATCATTTCCAGAAATAGTATTGTAAGAAATGATTTCTTTGTTTATTTTAATGTACCCTGTATTTGCTGCACCAACTGGAGATCCTTCAAAATTAACAAAGTTGCTTCCATCACCAACGGTGATTACAGTCGTATCGTCATCTATTGCACTAATCAAATTGGTTGGTGCAATATCAGTTGCAAAATCTACAACCTTCACCTTATTAGTGCTGGAATGCATACCATGATTGTGGTGATCAAACAGTAAGGTATAACCATCTCTAATTGGATCATCATTTACAGAAGTAGGAGCAGAAATAGTCGAAGAAGAACCAACAGAATTGTAATACGTCAACGCTATTCCAGTGGTAATATTTGTATCAATATTATCAAGGACAATTAAGTTTGTTTGACTGACAGATCCAACTGTTACTCTTACTCCAGATCCAGTCTCTCCAATTTGATTTGCAAGTAAAAGATCTCCAACTGCATATCCAGAACCAGAATCAGTTACACTAATATTACTGATAGCTCCACTTGAAACTGTAACAGTAGCAAGACAAGAATTTCCAAATCCAGTTAGAGATGTAAATCCTATTCCAGTAAAAGTTCCATCAGTCAATCCAATACCAGAATATGAAACAGTTAATGCCGATCCACCAAGATCAACTGGACCTCCAGTGGCAAAAATATCTCCAGAATTGGAACCCTGTGTAATGGTATTTCCTTGGGCAAATGCAGTATTTGTACTTGCTATAGATACATATTGTCTCTTAGAGTATGCTACTACTGGATTATTTTTTCTGACCTTCACTAATGGAAGTTCTTTATTATAGAAAGTAATAAATGATGGAGTATTTGTTACAAATTTTGCTTTGAACAACTTAAATTTCAAGTCTTCAAGTTGACTTGGAGTCCAAGTTGAACTATTTTGTGATTTGAACAGAGAACCAAGATATGGTTGTCTATTATAAACTGTTTGGAGGATTAAATCTTCCTCTCCCATTCTTGTTACAAATGCAAGATACTTTTCTGTTGGTGCTACCAGTACCAGAGCATACTCATAACCACTTTGCAAGTAAACTGGTGTATTGAAGGTAAATCTTGTTGCAACGCTACCATCAGTTGAAGTGTTTACACTTGATGGATTTAGTGTAACTTCACCATATGGAACAATAGTAGTAGTTGGAGTTCCATCTCTCATGGTTCTAATTTGAACCGTCACCGCAACATTTGGATCTTTTTCTTTAAAGTAAACTTCACCACCAGTAATAAAGACTCCATCTTGACTTTGGTTTCTATCAACCAAGAAAGACTGAGCAAGTGGATCATACCAACCAGTGTCTCTAGTTTCCTGGACTACGATTGTTTCTTCTTCAAGTTCTTGTGTAATCCTACTAATTGGTTGATCACTGCCGATCTGTTTTCTTTCTACTTCTGCAGTTTTGATCGATAAAGTTTGCTCTTGGACATTTTGAGCATATCCAGTGGCAACAAACACTGCTTCCGCAGAACTTTCACTCTTATCCAATTGATTTGAGTTTACTGAACTCGTTGTCAATCTGATTGTATTGCTTCCAGTCGTAAACTTAGGATTACTTGAAACTTTTGGATCTGGGATATGTAAGGAGAATATGATAGTTCCAGTACTATCCGATACCAATTCAATATTATCAACAGTTGCTTCTGCTGTTCCAGAAATATTAACTAATTTGCTTCCAGACTTTACCCATCCAAGATGGTCTGGTCTTGTTTGAAATGCAAGTCCAGCAGTGTCGATATTTAAATATTCACTGCTTCCAGAGTATAAAGTAGTTCCATTAATACTTGAATCAACAGTATCTGTTGGAGCATTGAATGGTCCAAACAAATGGTTTGGTTGTGCCAATCTCATTCTAATACTTGCTGTTGACGATCCAGGAGGAGTAACAGTATCAACAATATCACCAGTTGCAAAAGAACCTCTAACCATAGTAATTGGAAGAAGTTTTGGAACGCAATAATCTGTCATGTCTACGTTTTCCATAAAAACGTAGTATCTGGTATTTGGTTTTAATCTCTTGCCAACAACTTCAACATTCCTTGATCTGCAATTGAAGAGAACATCTACTCCAATGACTCTACTTCCAAGACTTACAACTTCTTCGCCAGCGGTAAGTTCGAAACCAAATTCTCTATCGATACCTGTTTCATTAAATGTATTAAGTAATTCTCTTTGTCTAGTTACAGCATCGGTTGTAATTCTTCTGATTCCATTACCTCTTAGCAATCTATTGGAAGTTCTTTGTCTGCCAACCTCTACGTCACTAAGAACTTCTTCTTTGATTTGTTCTCTTCCTGTCCAAGTTTGCTCGTGAGAATTCCAATAACTTGCGGCCATTCCACCATTTTCACGATCTTCAACACCAAGAAGAGATGCCATTCCATCAAATGGAGAATCGATCTTGACTACATCTGGTGTTGGTAAAATGACTTCTTCCATCCAGAAGTCTGATGCAGGATTGAGTGAGATGGATCCTGCATATAGTGCAATATGGAATGGGTTTAAATTCTCTGTTCTGGTCGCTAAAGGTTGATCTATAAAATCTACTTCAGTGAATGACAAAGTTAATGCATTACCCTTTCTGGTGACATTCGAGTCTTCAAAATCTTCAATCCACCTATAGTCTGCATTTACTGGGTCGGACAGTGAAGATTTAGTCTCAAATGTAAGGGGTATATTTCTTTCTGTGGATCTTGGTCTGCACTCTCCTCTTTCGACATCAATGTCAAAGAATGAATCTCCAGATAAATTATGTGATCTGTGATTTCTAAAGTTATCAACGAAGAATCCAGATTTGAATTTATCTAAACCTGTATTTGGGTCTTTAATTGAAAGATTTTTTGTGTCAGTTTCTAGAAGAGATAAAGTCGTGTACTCTTCAAGGGTTTTAATTCTATTTTCAAGTCCACCAATATCACTCATTGTGAATCTCTTATGTGGAATAAGTTTCACATTTGAGTCAATTGTTGCATTGAAGACATATGGAGTCATGGATATGACAGCAACCTCAAATGCCTCAGTATTTGAAACTGGTGCCTTTGGATATTCTGATGGTTCTCCTTTTTTGACTTCAAATTTTCCATCTTTAGTCAAATACAACCTATCAATTCTACCAAGGTAGTAGGAATAATCCACTACAATGGTTTTATTTGATACTACTGTTTCTGATGATGAAGAAGAGAAACTTCTACTGTTAAATGAGAATGGTGAATCACTAGATGATGTAGAATATGAATTGACTCTTGGTCTAAGGTCAATAAAATCTGTTGCTCTTCTATCAAGTGCAAAGGGAATATCATTTGAATAATTAACAGACGAATAACTGTTTATGGATTCAACTGTTCCACTGCTTTCATTATTGGAAAAATAATCAAAAACAATTCTTATTTTTTTAGTTGGTTCTGGTATATTTCTCTTTCTAACTATTCTTCCAAAGTCACAAAACTCCGATCTTTGTCCATCATCTAAAACATAGTTTTTGGAGATATTTCTACTTCCGACAGATAAACTACTAATCTGAGCAACAATGCCAGAGGTTTTTAGTGTAAATGATTCTCCAACCTCAAAAAGTCTATCATTCTCATACACAAAATTCAATTGTGTTCCACTTAAAATATCAACGACACGAGCAACTGCTCCAGAAGTTGCTCCTATAAATTGTTCACCTACAATAACATTATTCGTAAAGGTATCACTTTGTGATGAAACTACAATTGAAGGTAAAGATGGATTACTAGAATCATTTGATTCAAATATTGCAAGAATTCTAGAAACGTCAGCAACGTTCAATGATATTTGATCATCTTGTACTCTTGTTCCATATACTTCACTATATGAAAGTCCATCACCAAAAGTTGTAGATCCAATTCCAGATCCTTGATGCTTTGATCTACTTACAATAAGATTAGAGCATCTTTTGATTGATTTGTTCTTTGATGATAATTTAGTTCTTCTGCAAGTTGCAGTTAAAGTTGCATTACCAGTTCTAGATAATGAATTAATTGTTAACTCTCTAAAGTTTGAGTCAAATGTGACTTGGGTTGAAAGAATAACCTCTTTCTGACCAGTCTCCCAAGTTAAAATATAATTATCTTGGGTGAATGGTTCGAAATATAAATCATTATCACCTAAACTACTCAATTGGAATGTGAAAGTGCTTCCAGTTACATTCTCATTGAATTGTTTTCTAACAATATACGAACTATCTAAAAGATTAATTGAAGAAATATACTCGTCTTTTAACTTTATTCTGTATCCTGGATCAGCATTTAAATTTAATGATGGAATTAAAATATCAACATCTGTTGTGGTAAATGTTGATCCTGTAACTCCACCATCACAGACATTAGTGACTGAGGGTATATCCTCGACTACAAAGTTGGATTGGTTAACAGCATTTACTCTATTAAATGTTGGTAAAGTTGAAGCTGGTTCGGAATATCTTATGATGTCTCCAACTTTCACATAGTCTCTAAAATCCCAAATGGAAGAAGAAGTAACTGTTCCATTCGAATTTATTGTAAACTGACTTGCTTCAGTAAATGATTTTTTCTGCCTAGATAATGTAACGTTAGCAGCAAATGTCGAGAGACCAACAGTTGCTCCAACTGCTTTTGTGTCGGTTGTATCGTAATCTCTTATCGTTGTGATATTTCTCCCTACATCTACTCCATTAATTTCTAATGGTTCATTTATTTGGAAATCTCCTCTTACATCTTGTAAAGAAATAGTTGTTCCACCAGTAACAGCACTTACAGAAATTCCACTGGAACCACTATATTTTCCTTTAACGTAAGAACCTGCAGATGCTGTTAGTGCAAATCCTACAGTAATGTTTGTAAAAGTTTGAATATCAAGAAGTCTCAGTTCGTATTTTGTTGTAGTAATTCCAGAGACACTTTGATTGTAGTCATATACCTTTGCTTTTCCGATTTGGACAGAACTTCCGTCAAGAAGTCCATTTGAAGCAAGTCTTCTATCATGTAACTCTATAGTGTATGTTGTAGAGAATCCAATTTTGGGAGAACCATAAACGTTCTCTACCTCCATAATATTTTTTACATTAACTGGTAAACTAACATTCTCTTTACTCTTTATTGTTCTTGGTTTTAATACATCAATAGAAGTTGTAGAGATTTTATCAATCTCATATCCTCTTACATATGCTTTTCCTGGAGAAACTTGAATTGTGAAAATATCATCAGATGGAGTATTTCCATTTTGTGTTGTCTGTGTATTTAAATAAATTCCATTATTTCCTATTCTATCGTTCAGTGATTCTCTAACATCTAACGCAAATTGCCTTACATAGTAGTCTCCAGACTCATCATAAGTTCTTCTTGCTAATTCATCTTTAAAAATATTGTAGTCTGTTTTGTTGACAAATCTTTCTATAGATCCATTATCTACACGCATCAACTCTACAAAGTTTTCGTCACTGGTATCAGTTAACAGTTTTTTGTGAAGAGTTGCAGTGACTCTAAATCTATCTGCACCAGGGGCAGACTCATTTGAAAATCCTTGAGAATTATCATAAAGATCTTGATTTAATGAAGATGCAGTAACTATTTCTTCACTAATGAGAAGACCAATTCTATAACTAGGTGTATTTGAGTATTGATCTAGAATTACTGTAGAAGAGTTTACTTTTACAAAATAACCTCTAATGAAAAATACCCCTTCACTTATCGATGCCGAAGATCCAGTTTTTGTTGAATCTGAAACAATACATCTAGCAAAAGTATTATTAGCATCAATAGAAGTCGATGCATATGTGATATCAGATAAAGTTATTAAATTTTCTCCATTTTGGAATACTCTGGTTGACCCATCTGAACCAGAACTATTATATTTTACATAAAGCGTATCATAACCATCTTCAGACTCTAGATAAGATACTTTATTTACAACCGTAGCTTTTACTCCAGATATTTCTCCCTGTATTTCTATTCTATTGTTGACTAAAACATCTAAATATGTAGAAACAGGAACACCTAAGAAATTGGGATCTACTCTTACAGCGAAGTAACTATCGTCATAAAAAGTACCACCAGGAATAACAACAGAACCTTCTTTGAAAAAATGTTGTCCAAACTTTTCAATTTGATTTTGTAAAATTGATTGTAGCGTTGTTAGTTCTCTGGATTGAACTGGGAATCCAGGTTTAAAAAGAACTTTGTTGTAGTTCTTTTCATCATTGAAGTCATCAAAATATGGAGAAACATTTAAATTAGTGTTCTGGGTCATGTTCTTAGAACTCTACTACAATTTTTACTTCTTCTTTTTGAGATGTTGATCTCGTGATTGGTGCTCTGTTATCAATATAAATTATCTCACCTGAATATCTTTTAACTTCTGGATTTGATTTTCCATCGGTAAAAGTTTGTCCCAGATTAATTATTCTTCCTCCAACTGTGACAGTATTTGTATTGAATAGTGAATCTGGTACTAATGCTTGCCCAACAATACCTGAGCAATTTACCACTTCTCCGTTTGATACAAAATCATGGAGTTTGTAATTATAATTTGACAATGTGCTTAAACCAACTGGTTGGTAGTATCTCAAGACTCCTGTGGATGTGTCCCAGGATGCTACATAACCAACTGCTGTAGATCCAACACCAACTGTTTGACTAATAAGAGAATTCACTGGATATAGTGTATCCGAAGTATTACCAACGCCAATTGGTTTTAGTTTCAGAGACGAAAGACTAGTTGCAGTTGAACTATTTAGTATCTCTGTTTCACTTCCATAAGTAGTAGGATTTTTGACAATACCGATACGAGAAAAATTATTCCCGATAATATAATCAGAAGCAGAATCAAATTGAGAGTAAACCATTACTCTATGTGATCCTAATTCTCTATAAACATCATACCCATGTCCACCCCTTGGTGGTATAATAACTTCAAATTCACATCCAAGTCCGCTCACTACAGAGAGGGATCCAGATGATGTCGTATTAAAAAGTAAAATTGCTCTGGTATAACCTGAACCGCCATTAGTGACCTGAACATTTGTTACCTCACCACCAGTGATAGTTACTGACGCAAAACCACCTTCACCGTCTCCGAGGATAGGAACATTTGATACTGTTCCACTTGAAAGACCTCCAGTGAGTGTATATCCAGATCCTCTATTTTTAATAACAATTGTTTCAATTTTTCCATCAACAGCAGCATTTTTTACAGACTCTGAGGAACCTGTTCCCCAATTATTTGGGACTGGAACATACGCTTCTGTTGAAAATCTAATAATTTCTGTTGGTGTTAATGAATAAAGATATTTCCAGAGATATCCATCAGCACCTACACCAGCAACTTGAGGTGCAGTATCTACAAAATTTGGTTCTTCTAGTGATCTCTGTCCATTTGGATAGTCTGGATTTGAACCATTATTAATGCAGACATAGACTTTAAACTCTGAATTTACAACGTAATATCTAGAATTATACAAAGATTTAGCATCAGTTTGTGGAGCAGAATTGGTAATATCATAATCATTTTTATACATGTCATATGTGATACCAGACTGCCAAGTATATCGTGGTATTACTCTTGCAACATCAGAAGTATTGACTTTTTTCAGGAAAAGCATACTATCATGATAGGAACTCTCTTGTTCAAATGAATCCCTAGGATCTGGAGGATTAGTTGACCAATCGGATGAACCATAGTTTTCAATACTATTATTGGTAGGATTGGGGTGACCCAAGAAAGTATAATAAGAATTTGTTGTAGTACCAATACCACTAAGACTTTTTACAAATGTCTCAGCATTCAATATTCTAAATTGGTCTGTGATTATTGCTGGCATTTTCAGACTAGTTTTTTGATTATTTATACTTAAATTAGTAGGTCAATCTTAATTGCAAAAGTCTACCCACATGAGCAGATGTTTCTATTCCCAATAATCCATTTTGATTATAGAAATCAAATGATTGTGAATTTGCTGATCTTGGCGCTGTCATGTATCCCCAACTGAAAGTTCCATAATTTTGCAAAGTTGGTAATGATGTAGTATCAATTCCAGATATGGATTGGACATTTACGGAAACACGAACTCCTGATGACCCTATAGAAGTAACATTATTTGCATAGTAAACATTGTCTATAAAACTATTTCCTACAGAGACAATAGAGAAATTATTGTCTATTGAAGTAACTCCATCTCCAAGTATAGTGTTTTCGATTACAAAATAATCTCCAGTTGATATTCCTGGTCTAGAGACTTCTCCTGGTCCTGGGGTATTGCTATAAATGTCTGGATGTGGTATCAAATCAATTTCAAGCATTGGTGATGTTGTATTAATTCCTGTTGAACTTGCACCAACACCAACAATCAGTCCATAATCACCAGCATATTGTACCGATGAGAGTTTTTCGGTGACTACTTCAGTTCCAAGTCCAACTATGAAAACATCATTGAGAGTGTTACCTAAGTTATCTACTTTACTGAAAAGATATGTGTCTTTGACATAAATTTTTCCATCTGTAGATGCAACTGATGCAATAATATTTGTGGATGGGAAAATCTTTGGTTCCAAATAATCTCTTTCTTTGGAAATATATTCACCATCAATAATTGTATCTGACGTTTGTTTTGTCCATATTGTTGGTCTAGTGAAAGATGTATCTGTTATGATTCCAACTCCACTATATGTTTGTGTTTCTACAGTATCTGCAGCAATTACCTCATAGATTACTCTGTCATCTTGTTGTGGAACCGTTCCTTGTGTCTGTAAGGTTAGTATATCTCCACGTTTAATTGTTTCATCGATATCTACCTCAACTGCATCAGAAGATGACGCATTATAGAAGTATAATTTAATTTTGCTTCCCGCTCTTGGTGCTTCAGTAAACTGCAAACGAGTACCACCATTGAATGTATAGTCTTTTCCTGGTATTTGCAACGTATCGTTTAAGAATATCAACAGATTATTTTGCAATTCGATGCCAGAACCTTCTTGAGCAACAATACTATAATATTCCTTTGATGTGATTGTTCTGGTTAAAAGGAATGATCTCCTCACACCATTGAATAGATTATCAAAACTATCTAATTCTAATAATTGACCAAAAGTCCATCCAGCAAACTTGTTTTGATATCTATTTCTAACAGTTATTTCGAAGTTGCTTGTACCGATTCCAACTTGGAATGGAAGTTCTGCTAAAGTTAAAATATCACCAATTTCATAACCAATTCCACGATTAGAAATATCAAATGTTATTATACTCCCTCCAGTTCCAACAACAACATCCATTTTTGCTCCAGATCCTTGTCCACCAGAAAGTGGAATGTCTTTGTATGGATTTGGTTCATCAATTACAACTAGAGGTGGGTTTGTACTTGTATAACCGCTTCCAGCAGCTGCAATTGTAAATGAAGTGACTAGTCCAGCAGTTACAGATGCAATAATTGAAGCACCAATCCCAACACCAAGTGTATCTGCTATTGAAACTCTAGGAGCATCAATATAACCAGAACCACCAGTAGAAAGACCAATTGATTGAATTGTACCACTAGCAGAAATAACTGCTGTTGCTAGTGCTCTTCTTGGTACTTGATACCCACTTCCGATACCAACATCAAATTCATTAATAATTCCACCTCTTGGGAGATCCTCAACTGTCGTTCCAGTGAAATCTATGGTTTGTCCTGTTCCAACAATTTGATAATCAGAATTTAAAATAGAACCAACATCACCATAGAATGGTTTTTGGAATATGTTATTGATCAGAATAACTCCAAAACTAGTTTGAATTCCACTGATTTGTTGTGAGTTTGAAGTCAAATCGAATTTATCAGTTGCACCATCAAATGACTCTGAAATGTCATCAATAATTAAATTGGTATCATAATTTAGTTTATAGAATATTCTTCCCGAGAAAGTTGATCTGTTATCACTATTTCCATAAGGAGCATCTTTGAAATATAAATTTCCATGTGCAATATTATAATCTCCAGAAAGGACCGTTACTCCAGCACCTATGGTGTGTGCAGCAGCAACAGTTCCCATTTGACCTCTAATAATATTCAAAGAGTTTGTTGATCCAATACCAACAAAGGTGACCTTTATGATTTCATCTTCAATTTTTAACAAAGAGTTTCCTGTTATCTTAGATATATCATTCAAATATACAATTGTAGAACCAATTCCCACGGCATCGGAAAGGGAAACCTGAATATCTTTTCTGGAAACTGGACTTTGGATAACATTATCAATTGTTATCAAACTTCTAGTGTTTGCTAAATCGCTACTAACTTCTAAACTATGAGTAGATCCAATACCAGTGACGCTAGTAAATGATATAGCAGTTCCTGCTAACGCTTCTGATGACCCTATAGCAAGTTTGATTTGACTTTCTGATAGTTTGATAGCATATACTGTTTCTGGAAGCAAATCTGTCGATCCTACCCCAATACCAAGGGAACTTGTAGTAGCAATTCCTATTGCTGTTCCACTATTCAAATCGTTATTTGTTGGTGAATATTTCAGTTCCTCTCCAGTGATAAAATTGTGAGAATTAATAGTGATAATTGAATTTAATGTATCATCTGGATCGAAAGTATGATACAATAAACTAATTTCATCACTATAAATTGCAAATGTTGTTAGTCCTACAATTTGTCCGCCGATAGAAGTTGTGTATCCAGTAAAATCTGAACTAAGATCATCGATCATTAAAACTTTATTCGTTCTGGATTCAATATAATCTGTAATAATTTTAGAATCTAACTTTACAAGTTTAGATAGACCTGGATCATCTGTATCTTCCGAAACCAAATCATAATGAGTAATAGAATGTACGGATGCAGAACTATCAACCAGAATATCTAAATTGATTGTAGTATCATTGATTGATGTTCTTACTGAATTTCCTATTCCATTATTAATTTCTAAATTTGAAAACTTTTTGAAACCAGAAGTGTGACACAAACTATCAACTGGTTCTGACCAGGTTTCATATGGAACTTCACCTTTTATTGAATATGAAAATCTCTGATAATAGTCACTGTCATGCAATCTTTGAGTATCTAAATTTAGTTTTCCAGTATCAGTTTGCCATTGTCCTTCTGTCTCTACTACACTTCCAACTTTTAAATCAAAATCATACTCTACTGTACTAGAAACAGTAGATTTGTAACCATTAATATTTCCAGATATTATATCATTTTGATCAAATTGCCCAGAAACGTTAATAAGTTTTAAAGTTTGATTGTCTGGATTCCAACCATTTTTCGCTACAAATCCATATGCATCGCCATTGGTAGATTGTACTTTCTCCCCCTCTAAGTATAAAACTTTATCTAAGATGGGACTAAGTTCGCATAAATTGTCATATTTTACCACTCTTCCAAAAGTATTAGATGAATCATAGGAACCTCCAGTCGTAGCACCAACTCCAGGTATTGCATAAGTTACACTCTCTGATCCACTAATCGTGTTAATTCCCGTTACAACTAATTTTTGATAGTCATAATCAGCAGAATTATATCCACTTCCAGAACCGTCAATAATTTTGACGTTTTCTACAAAAATTTCATCACCTTCTTCAAATGGGAATACAGTGAATCCCAAAATTGGTGCTCTAAGAGTTAAAGTATTTTCTCCAAAAGCAGATGAAGAACCAATAACGGTTACCCCATTGGAGTTATTTGTTGGGAATAGTCTCAAATCTGGAGACAAATTACTATCACCAAAAATAACCTCAGCAGATAATACAGAGTTGCCTTGAAGTTTTGAAATGGCAAGTATCGAATCATTTCCAACTGCAGTTATATTTGGTGGAGATGTATAATTACTTCCACCATCTGTTACATTTACTCCAGATAAGGTTAAAGCATTTTTCAGGAAAAGAACTGTATTTGAGTTTGCTTTTGGTGTTAATGTTTTATCCTCTACAAATTCATATCCTTGATTATTGACTTTAGTGTCAACTATTCTTCCAATATCAAAACTATTTGCAGAAATACTCGCATCAGAACCACTAGTAGAACCAATCGAAGTTACAAATGGGAATTCAGCAACATTTCTTCCGTATTCGATAATTTTTGTCGAATAAATTGGACCACTATCATTTGTTGATTTTGTATAGTAAAATACATCATTAACATTGGAAGATGTATAAGATGTAGTTTCTGCAAATCCAACAAAATTAAAATCAAATGTTGTACTACCAATTCCAGAAATAATATGAGAATTATTATATTTTGAATCTAAAACTTTTATAGTTGAATTTTCATTTACTTCTGCGTTAATTGAAGATGGGAAAGTATTGGTGTAATTATTATTTTTTCCTTCCAATCTGTAAAATAAAGTTTTTGGTAGATCATCAGTAACATTAATATTAATTTTAGTATTTGGATTTAAGTCACCAAACACTCCAGTTTTTGTAATCAAACTAGAATTATATCTTGCTTTGAATTTATCATCCAAATAGAAGTTTACATCATAGTCTATTAAACTGACATCGGAAACTCCAATTGATACTGTATTTCCCTTATAGAATTCTAATTTTGGATTGACTTTTGAAATTTCATGTAAACCAGATCCAAAGGTCGTGATGCCGATATAAGAGTATGGGTATTTTTTATAATCATATGAATTTTTTGCTAACTTTATTCTACTATCAGAAATTTTTATAACATAATATGTTTCATTGTTCTGCAATGGAGTCGCAATACCAATATTATTAGTATATACCACTAAATCTCCAGTTTCGAGTCCATGATTTTCTATGAAAATTGATGAATCTGTAGAACCAACAGAAATATACGTTGATGCAAATGAAACTGAATTTACTACTAACTTCCTAGCAGAATCATTGAAAATAAAATTATAATTTTGGGTTCTCTTAGGGGTAACTCTAAGACTTATTTCATCATTATTTTTAAGTGAATGCTGTTCGTTTAATGTTACTGTTATTAATTTCTTTTTGACTATTCCAGTCAAATTAGTTTTAATTACTTCAAAACTATGAGAAGTATCAGTTGCAGCATCAAAATAAACATAGTTTGTTGTGAATCCTACTTTTTGTGTTGATACTCCAATATACTCATCATTAATTTTGACACAATATAACTTATCAAACTCATCTAACCTAAATGTATCACTTAAAGAATTTGTTGCTGAAGCAGTAATAGATCCACCATATGATACATATCTCAGTTCATCCCCAGTTTCGAATTTGTGATCATTTAGATATATTGCTCTTGGTGGAATTGATTTTACAATTTGTGTACTTCCAGCAAAACCAACAGTTACAGAAGAGTATGAAGTTCCAATACCAACAGACTGCAATGAATTAAAATACTGTATGTATCCTGTCTCTACGTTTTTATTTTGTAGTTTTTTATCAATTTCAAATGAAAATTCTTTTTGTATTTTTGTTACCTGTGTATTTTCGGTATGACTTGAACTTGTTGAACCATTTTGTTCTCTAAGGACCTTATACCTATTATTAACAAGGTCTAAATCGGTAATCAAAATCAATTCTGATCCAATTTGGATCAGATCATTTTTCCTGAACTTTCTACTTCTTGGTGATTCTGTAAGAGTTAAATGTGTGTTTATACCAGTTATTGATGTAGTTCCAAGCGAGACGGATAGTAAGCTTTCAACTGTACTTACACCTACTTTTTTAATCCCTTCTAAATCTATATACAATGAAGAAGAAATTCCAGATATTTCCAGACGATCACCATCAATAAAATTATTAGAAGATGTAGTTATTCCAGTAACTTTATTTCCATTTATTGAAAATACTACATTTTCATAGGTATAATCTGTGCTCTGAATCGAATATATCCCCTTTCCTTTGATTTCCTTAACAGAAGCACTAATTTCTGGTGTATTGAAATTAATCAAATCACCAACTTTATAGGAAGAACCAGGATCAACAATATCAAGAGAGGTAATTCCAGAAGGTTTTGAGTAAGTTACTTCTACTTCTGGATTAGATTCTACGGCAGGCGATACAAATGGATAATTTCTGAAGACATCATTTATTCCCAAATGAGATACATTTCTCTTGTAGTTTCCATCATTAATAGTTGCATCTAATTGATTTTTTGTTAAGTCATAATTAAATCCATCAGACTCATTTCTATGCATGAATGTAGTATATGGATATGCAAAATTATCCGACACATCTAACGTGCAGAAATATGCATATGTTCCATTTGGAAAATCAGAGTTAACGATATATCTTCCATTGTATTCATCAAGGTCTCCACTAGAGTCATACAAATAATCCTGTACCAAATCTCCAGCAGGAACTGGAGGTCTTAATCCAGGTGTAATTACTTGATCTATCGAATAACTTGAATAAATTTTCTTAATTCCACCAGTTCCCGAAGCATCTGGAATTGCTTTACCATTTCCATATGGTCCATAAATTGGATTTCCGTCATACGCCCACCCAATTATAGGAGAATGATTCAAATTGCTAGTTGCTTCAATATATCCACTTTGGGTATCTACAACATTGTCATTTAGTAATGAACGATAAAATCTTGCAGGATAAAATGAAACTAATTTTGATCCCAAAGAAGGAATAGGTGCTTTTTTCTGGATAGTATGAACATTCAGATCGGATAATATATTTTGATATCTTTTTACATCATTAATTTTCCACTCATGTAATTCTGCTCCCAATCTTCCATTAGATCCAGTTGGAATTACTCTGATCTTTGTGTCATTTTGTTTATATTTTTTACCTGCATCTAAAATATCAACAGATGTAATAACTCCATTTGATATATTTGCTCTAAGAGAAGCAGAAATACCAGATCCTTCTACAACAAGGGTTGGTGGAGTAGTGTACTCTGATCCACCATTTGATATATAAATGCTGCTTAATTTTCCAGTAGAATCAACAACTGCTCTTAAATCTGCTTCTTTACCTGTGAGAATTTTTATTGCGGGTGTTCTTGAATAATTGATAATATCAGTAACTCCGTAACCAATTCCTCCAGATTTAATGAAAACGCTATCTATGCTTCCTCTTACAACTGGATATGCGCTTGCTTGATAATAAGATGGAATTACTGTAGTAGATCCAAGGGACACTAATCCATCAATTGAAACTTGAATTTCTGGATACTTAAAAGTATGACTTCCAGAACCAATATCATTTATTTCAGAATATATTTTTCTATCATAGTTGACACTAGTTATACTGGAGGCAGTTCCTGCTTCACTTAATTTGAACTTATGGTCATCTATTACAGTCACAATGTAGTAATTTGAAGTAGATAATCCAGAGATTGCTGAACCACCAGAAGAAATAGAATAAACTACCTGATCGCCACTTCTAAAATTATGATTTCTCGCATAAATGTAATTATCATGAGTGTTTATACCAACAAACTGTGTGAAAAGATTTTTTCTATTAGATTGTGGATATGACTGGGAATCTACTTCTATTTTAGTATTTTTGTATCCTTCTCCAGGATTTATTACAGAAATTCTATCAATTATTTTTCTGAGTTCTCTTGATTTTAATGTATGGTCTCCATTTCCATATGCATTCAAGTCTATTAATTTTGTTTTCGATAATGCTCTGTCTTTTGTTGCTGCCAAAGAGAATGAAGTGTCACTTTGTTTTGCAATGTAATACAAACTATTTTTGGAAAGTCTATCTGTACTAAATCCAACATTAGTACTTCCAATTCCAATAGAATTTCCAGTATTTAAATATACGACCTCTTCCCCGTCTAAAAACTTATGAGGTTCTGGTAACTCAATTATATTTGTAACGAGATTAACTTGAAAATCTGTAAATGATTCTTGATGATAATAACCTCTCAGTTTAGATTCGCAAACTGCTCCAGATCCGTTACCTCCAATAACTTTTACAACTGGATTTTCTGCATAATTGAATCCACCAGATGTCAAAACAACATCTACAAGTTCTCCATCTAGATTTAAATGGGCATTTGCCCCAGATCCAGAATCATCTATGATTTGAATATCTGGAGGATTTAAAACATCAAAATCATTTCCATCGTCTATAATGTTTATACTTTCAATTTGACCATAGAAATAGGAATCTGATGAAACTGGAGATTTTAACTCTATGCCATTTAGCAAAGTTCCAATTTCATCGGAAATAATTCTATCTTCTTTTTTTGCTCTTGGATTCTTTAGTATTCTCTTTAAATGATTTTGATTTTGTAAAACTTTTTGATATAATGAAAATGGAGTTATTTTAAATTCATCTACACTTGAAATTCCACTAAAATCTACACTAAAGTTACTATAAATTGAAGGTAAACTTGAAGATAATTTAAAAGTGTTTACTGTAATTTTTTTTATGTAATAGAATCCATCAGTAACATAATTGGACCCAGAAGTTACTTCGAAATAAACTCTATCTCCATTTAAAAATTGATGTTGATTAATTGTAACTATTCCAGTGCTAGTATCAACATCACTGAACCTAAAAGTCTTGGATCTATCAGACGTTTCTATGCTACTATATGAAGGTAGACCAGAAAAAGATACGTATATATTTTCTTCTAAATCCGAAAAAGAATTTTGAATATTTGCTAAGAGCGGTGTATCTATTAAGTTTGAATTAGAATATAATAATTTCTTCTTAGCAATATACTTTACTCCAGATTGGAAAGATCCAGATTGAATTTTAAATGCATTTTTGCTAAGTATGCTAGTAACTTCTAGGTCACTAGCAGCAACTTGTTTTGTATCTTTAATTAAAATATCTACGACATCACCAACATGTAAGAAATGTTTTGCGCTTGTTGTGACAGTACTTGTGGATATATCTAAATTTTCTATGTCAAGTTCATAAACATTGTTATAAAACCAACTATTGTATTTTTTATTCTCTAGTGAAGGTTTTTCTCCAAAATATTTTAAACTTATTAAATCTCCTTTTTTGAAATACTGAGAATTTTTGCTATTTTCGGAAAGACCTTGAATTGATCCAATAATTCTCATTTGACAAATTTGGGTCAAATCAAAATTTTCATTTCCATATATGAAATTATCATCAATGATTTCTGTGCTTTCCTCTAATGGATCAGATAAACCAGAGCAACCAAAAAATTGATTATATGATTTCGACTGATATTCTACAGAGGCATAATTTCCCTCAGAAGTTTGATAATAAAAAATACCTGAATCTGGGAATCCTACAGTAGAATCGACAGTAACTACAGATGTAGAATTAGTTGTACCTAGTACCTTGGTTTTCTTTGATACATTAAATTTATTCGATAAAGTTCCCTGTGAAACGAATAATCTATAATATCTCTTTGTTCCTACAAATTTTTCCTCAACCCTAGATACTACCGCAGTTGCAGTTGGTGATTCTGTCGAACCTTGAAAAATAGTTGTAGACTCTAAATTTTTTGGATTTCCTTCAATTGTTTCTACTGTTAATGATGGGAACTTTGACCAATATGCATCCGAAGATACAATGGTATTATCAAATGGTCTAATTACAGTTGCATTTTTTGCAAATAGAACGTTGAAGAGAATTTTTACTGCTGTATCAGTTCCTTTTGAACTGTAAAAATCTTTTGCTCTAGAGAGAATATTTTCAAAAGATAAGTTCTCAAAATTTCTATTTTCAAGTCCTGGCAAAAACTGATATTTAAATTTATTGTAAAATTTCTCTACAAATAAAAGACTGAGATTTTCAACTGAAGTTCCAGAATAATGATAATCAATTTCGGTATCACTAAAGGTTAAAAACTCTGGATTATTGCTACTTTCAATCTTAGATATACCACTAAAACCACGAACACAACCAGTAAATGAAGTTAATGTCTTTCCAGTGTATGTAATAATTTCATTATCAATTTTAATTAAACCATAGGTATCTGGAAAACCCTCAGTAGTATTAACATTGATAACTTCATCAAGGTGGTAGGCATCTTCAGTTAATACTACTGGAACAGCAGCATATATTACACCAGATAGTTTTGAGATATCTTTCAGATCATCAAGATTATCGGCAAGATAAGTTGTACCATACTCATGCTCTTCGGAAGCATAGTATTGCTCTAAAAATTCTTTGAACAGAGGACTTTCGCTCTGAATAAAATCTGGGATCTGACTGCCCAGAATATTAGAGATACTTACTTTTTTATCTGCCATTTCTTATCTTGTGTATTTTTTGTTATTGATGAAACTTGATGGTGGTATGTATGAAGTACCAGATCTATTAGATCCAGAGGAAATCAAATCTTGCTTAAGGGTTAGTATACTATTTCCTGTAGTATCTAGGACAATATAAAGGTTCTCTTTTGCGACAATATCATTTGATTCTGGAGTAACTTCTATTTCAATGCGATTATTGAGTGAAGTAGAAATAATGTTAATAGGAGTTAATGTTATTTCTCCTCTTTCATAATCAACTGCTCCCGCATTTTTTATAATTGTTCTAATAGTATTAGTAGAATCGACACTGATTATGGAAATTAATCCAGTTTTTGCGGAAATGCTTGTCGGTCTAGACGAAAAAACATTTCCAGCATCACTAACGGTGGATACTGATTGTGATGTGGTTGTGAGATTTGGTACATCAGTGAGATATACATCTCCCTCAACCCCATCAATCCTAAAAGCAGAAGATCTAATATTAAAACCTTCTGGATCTGCATGGAACTGGTTTCCATAGCAAATTTCATAGTTTGCAAGAGAGTTGTATGCAGGAACCATATTCCTTCTCATTACAACTTTTGTGATATTTGATGTGATGGCAGAATCAACTTTATCAATCTGCGATAAAAGTTTACTATATTTAAATCTTCCACCAAATGAATTAATATCCACTGAATCAGAGTATGACTCAATTGCTGCAGAAATTCTAGAATGCAAATCCTGAGAATTATTGACTCGACCTGGATCGTATGATACAGTTGAATCATACTCAACGTAAAGATACTTCAGATCTAAAAATTCTTGTCTAATACCAGCAACTGTATATTTTTTCAGATCATTTTTGATTGCTTGTTTCGTTATATCAGACAGAAGTTCTCCATTTTTTGGTTTAACTGTAATGAAAACCTTTCCATATTGTGGGGGATCAAGTTCTTCCCCACCATATGCACTCACAGAATCGATATTTGGATATAAAAATGGAATTAGACTTGTATAATCATTCGATGTAACTGCTCTGTACTGCGATGCATAGACCCTTGGAGCGAGGTATTTGATGCTGTCTATAGTTTCTATGTCATCGCCATTTTCAGACGCTTGTAGGGTCGTTAAAACAGATATCCCAGACGTAATTGGTACCTCAGTTCCACCTCTATAGTAAACAAGATTGCCAGAGAAGTTGAAATTCGATGCTCCATTTGCAGATTCACCGTTGGTGACGATATATGATACATCTACAGTGCTTCCATTACTGGGTTTCTTGCCCATAATATTGTCACCAAACAAAATTTGGTACCTTTCATCATCAATTTCTTGAATCAAGAAAAGTCTTGATGATGAATCTACATCAAAAATATTTTTATATGTATAATAAGTCTCAACTGCTGTAGATGTCACAGAAACACGAATTGTGGACGTGTCGATATCTGAATTTGGAAGAATATATTTTGAATCTGGTTGAGAATCGTCAATTGTAAATGACTTTCTCAATAAATTACCTTCGTATATCTCAATATCACTAAAAGAAGCAATTCCATCGGTGTCTGGAGTGACTGTGATATCATCTGGAATCGAAAAGATGTAATTTCCATTGACAACTGACCCCAAAGCAACAAGTCCTGCCTTTAATTTAACTGATCTGGCAGAAGTATTACTTACATCAACGGAAAAACTGATTCTTGCAACGGATGCCTTCTTCGATCTTGGAACATAACCAATGTTTCTCGCCAAAGAAACGACATTTTCACGTAAAGTAGCACTATCAATGAAAGATTCATTCACCGCCATGTTAGTATTGTAGGCGGTGATGTATGAATTATACGCTAAAGTATCAATCAGGACCGAAAAGTTTGATCCCTCAAAGTCAAAATCAGTAAAATTGCTATTGGCCCTCAGATAAGACTTAATCTGAGTCCTTAGATCATTAAAATCTAGATTTGTGAACTGATTGAATGACATTATACCCTAGTCGGTTGTAAGATAAACTCTATATTCTGCGTTGGAAAAGGTAATCCAGTGATATCATACTCAATTCTGATGTACAAATCGTTAGAATCTGGTTGAGAATCAATGTAAACATTGGTCAATTTGATTCTTGGTTCAAAATTATTGAGTAAAGTCGTGATTTCCTCTTCTAAAAATGAAGAAATGTCTGAATTATTCAACTCAAACATTGAATCTTCAATGGATGTACCAAGCAAATCATTAAAAAATCTCTCATTCAGACGAGTTCTCGCCAAATTAATGACAGATTTCTTAATTGCATCCTCATTTCTGAGAATAGTGATATCATTTGTGACAGGATGTCTCGTAAAAGACAAACTAATGTCCCTAAAAGCACGAGAAATTGATACAGCCATCCAAGTTGTTACACTGAATATACTATCTATAATGGTTTTCTACCATTTCTTTCCATATGAGGGTTCAGTTCCATAACTCCAGTCATCATAATCTTCATCATTTCTGATTTTTTCGTGCAATTCAGACTGTTTTTTCAGATCATGAAGTGGTGCATTGTCGTGCATAACTTCTGTCAGCACCCTTTTCTGATTATTTTGCATTGAACCATAATCAGTGATGAGTTTTGCGGTTCCCCACATCTCTCTCATGTAGTTTTGATTTCTATCTACAGGTGATTGTCCCATTTTAGCTCCTGTTTTATGAAAAAACAGAACTTTTAGAGGGGTTGCTATCCCTTATGAGTATTTATTTTATGGGTTCTGGATCAAATTTAAAGTTTCAGTGTCCCAGTGTGAATAATAAGTGGTATTTTGTAGGATTTTTCTGTTTTTCTCTAAATGTTTTTTATTTTGGACCAGCATTAGGTTTGCTTTACCAAAATTTGATTGAATTCCTTGTACGAAACTAGGTTCATCCATACCATCCTCTAGAAATTCATAGTCTGGGTAGAGATGATTGTACTTAATTCTCCATTCACGAAGAACTTCTGAAGTTAAGTATGGTTCCACAATAACAATTGCGACATCAACTCCTAATATTGGAGAGATGCCGCAAATAGAATGCTCTATAATTTGATATGAAGCAGATTCGGCAAAGGGACAAATCGCAAAACCACTTAATTCTGGTCTTTGAATTGTGATTCTTCGTATCCATTCCCGAATCTCATTTTGCATTTAACCCTTACCTTGACCCCTGTACTTCTTACGGGCACCATTGCGGGACGATGCAGCGTACTTTGTGCCACCGCCATCTCCTTGGCGGGTTTTCTTCGGCGGACCAGGACTATAACTAGTCTTCACCAGTCCAACTTTTGATTTAGCCATGATAATACTCCAATAATGTTTTGTTTACGGGTTTTTGACGGGGCTTAAAATACGGTTTTTTCCAATGCTCCCCAGAAGAACCCAGGAAGAACATCAGAACATAACCAGACATCAAATAATACGAGTCTTCTCATGCCCCACACGAATCTGGGGGTCGCACCAGATCTCATATCCTTTCTCAATCGCATCTAGACAGAACGAGACATCCTCGCCACACATATCCTGAACCTCTCCAGACTCAAACTGTTGCATCTTCGGAGCGAACCAAGGATACTCAAGACTCTCAAAAACTCCATGCTTAATCAGAACCCATCCGAATCCAGTGTAGTCCACAGTGAAAGGCTTGCGACGCTTGCTCATGGTTTCTATGGTTTCATGATTCATCACGCCACCATTCTGACGGAAATCACCTTCTTCCAACCAATGTGCAACGGACGTGGTACGACCGTCTTCGGTACAATACCAACCAGCGGCAATCTCTTTGTCCATTGCAACCAGACGATAAAACTTCTCGGTATCGAAGACAATATCATTATCAATCCACAGTTGATAATCATACTGAAGTTTACCATCCCAAGGAATCTGCTTGGGACCACGGAGAACATTTGCACCAAGACACTTACAACGTGCAAAGTTCACCATGGAACTATAGTCTTGTGAAATTTGAATGCTTGCTCCATTCTGAACGAGATCGAAGCAAAGTTGCACAAATGCCTTCAGGAAAATATAGGAACAACCTCTTCCTGGAAGACAGAATACAACTGACTTACCTCGAATCATTTCTTTTGCTGCTGCCAAATCAAAATCATCTGTATTTGATTTTGAAGGCGCTACGGTTTTTACTGTAAATCCTTTAGCCATGAAAATGAATTAGTAACGAATCTATTATACCACCACAAGTCAATTATTGCAATGGTCATCTTTAGTATTTAGAGACACTTCAATTCTTTCCTCAATGTCCTTGAGAGTCTTTGAACTACCCATAAAAATAAAATTTCTCAACCGTTCTTTGTAATCTTTTACTTTTCTTTCAGGTATTCTCTGAAATACTGTGATTCCATTTACTGAAATATTATAAGTATTCATCTTCTATTTTCTCCAATAAGTAAGTGAGATCTTCTTTGGTTGTTGTATCTCTGATCAACTCAACGTCGTTCTCAATCCGATACTCTTAGAGTGTCGATAAGTAATTCTCTTTCGTGGTCTTCTAATTCGAGTTTCATAATATTCATAGGCACTTTTCTTTATATATTATCTGCGAACTTTTGAGACCATTTTTACCCCTGGGAATTTTTTTTCCTGGGCGGGAATTGGGGGGTCCTTTAAGGTATGGGGGGTCTTCTGGGGTCCTGGGAAATTTTTATGGGTTTGTGATATCTCAAGCGATTTTGGTTCGTTGTAGGTTAGGGTAGTTAGGCGTTTTTAAACCGCAAGGGCAAAACCCGCACCATAACACGGATCACGGACAACTGCTGTTCGCCCTGATACAGTTGTAACAAAACGAAAGGTATACTTAAGACCACGAAGTTGCACTGCTATTTTACATTTATCACTGTGAGTCTCATGAGGTCAAGTATATTTTGACAAAACGTAATGATAAAGAGTCCATTAAATCTCATCTGAGACGCATAAAATAGTGGTACAATTAACTATCGCTCAGGTGTAATTAAGACGAACACATCGAGTAGAAGTATAAAGAACAACGACGAAAGTTCAAGGTTTAAGGATAAAGAATAAAGATACAAAAATGTAAAAAAAGGAAAAAACGGTTTTCTATATTTTGTGTTGGGAGAGTTAGTGTTAGTAACTCTCCCTTCGGTTCTTTATACTCCGTGGATGCGTTTCCAGGCGTTCCAAGTAATGCTCTGGACCTGGTAAGGTTTCAGAGTTAGGTTATAGCGAGCGTTGATGATATCGGTCGCTTGAACATAATCAGCAACGATAATTCTGTACAGTTTCACACCAATACTAGGCACTTGTTTCATAGTAAGACGATCACCGATCCAGATAGAATAGGCGTGACCGTCAACAACAACGGCGTCCTGATTACCCATAATACAGTGGAAGAACGCAGTGATCTTACGACCGTTGAGTATAGTCGGAATCTCATCCAGTTCTTCACACTCAAGCACCTTAATCGCTTTCTTGAGGTTATTTCCATATGTGCAGACTTTAACGCTTGCAGCAGACTCGGGATCCGCCACATAGGTACGGCAGACATTCTCAGCATCGACTAAGTTACGCTCCCACTTGTTGGTTGGCGACAGGGCAGCGATCACGCCAACAACGGTCTCTAGTTCCAATCCAGTGGCGTCAGCGATGGCGATGGCAGCGCCCCTGGCGGTTTCGTACCAACTTGCATGAGTCTGGCGCTCCCCAGCAGTAGCAAGGGCGAAGACGGCGGCGACGTTCTCAGCGGTCATTGAAGGCGGTTGATTGACTTGAGACAACAATACGGCACCCATCTCACCCCGTCAAGAGCAAACGGTAGCGAGCGATACCGTTTTCCAGATCCGACCCATAACTCCTTCTGATCAATCGGATTCTGTTTTTGGTATCATCCGCTACTCTTTTGCCTTGTGCTCTGCCGCCTGATGCTGTAGGATATGGGGACAATCGAGGGAGGGAACCTTGCTTGCCTGACTGACAATCCGACGAGGTGCGGGGTAGCACTGATGACGCCAAAGGTCGCCACCGCCCCTGCCATAAAATAATAAGATATAAAGAATTGAACAAAACAAAATATAATTATTTCAATTCATTAAATTATATTTACAAGTCCTCTGAGTTATTATACAGTGTAAATTAGGAGTGTATCTATACCTTACTGTACTGTGCCATTCTATCATAAAATCTCAGAGACTTTATGTGGTTTTATGTATTTGTAATAAATTGAAAAATTATAAAAACTGAAAAAGGGAAAAAGTGAAAAACTGCCTGGGTCTGTGAAGTATTATGAGGGTTTGGGAGTTTTATGTTGACTTTCGGTAGAGCGCACGCTAAGACCACAAGACCCCGAAGCATTTCATAAGATAATACAGACTATTTCATAAGATAATAGACACTATTCCATAAGGTATTCTACACTATTTCTAACGTTTCCAAGGACGAATAAGTACACTATTTGATACGAATCCATATCATTATCACACAATAATACTAATAATTATCAAGACGAATAAAACACTCTAATATATTTTTTAATACATTTAATAACGTTTTTAATACCTTTTTACCCCATTTTAACTACTTTTCTACCATTACAAGGACGAAGTGTACTCTCTATTCTCTTCCTCCGTAATGTTAGATACGCTGCTCTCTTCTACTTCAACCTTCATTGTGTGTAGTAACATGATCAGTGCATCCTGTAGTAAGAGTGGATTAACCTCGTCTTTGTTGACTGTGAGAGTGATAGTAGAGAGATTCATTGTTCTAATGGCATGATGTTCCAGTGTGAATCGTTAGTCTTATTCACCCAGAAGAAGTTCTTTTGATTAGATGAAGCACAGAAGAATTGGGTAGGTGTTTCCTGTTCAACAGTAATAATAGGATCACTGTTCATTAGATTCACAAGTCTATTCTTTGCTTTGTTAGACTTGGGAATGACAATCATTTGGGGGTTCATGATACTTGAGAGAGAAAGAGTTGACCAGCGTTGAGATGAATGATGTTTGCTAACTTGAAGTGTTCAATGTTAGTCTCTTCAGTAATGACAGGAGTGTAGGTGTGAGTGATCTTGGTGATGTTAGGGTTGTGCTCCTGCCAGGTGGTGAGTGTGTGTCCCTGAACGTCAACGTGAGAGGGTTTGGCGATCAGTCTAGTGACGGTCCTGTACGTTGATTCTGCGGTGCCATCGGTGAAGTAGAACGTCTCCTTCAGTCTGAACTGAGTGCTGATCCAGGTCTCGGCGTGAGGTAGCAGTTCCATTGGTTTGGGGGTGCTTGTGAACTGAGAGAATAATAGCATGGATTGGGGGGATCAGTACCCCAACCACACAAGGAACTCCCCAGCATCCACCCCACCGAATGAAGCGGTCGTGCCATAGTCGGTGCGGAAGTCATCCCAGAGACCGTGGAGTTTGGCAGCGTATGCCGCTTCAATCCAGAAGATGGTCCCGTTCTCAGGGTTGGTGATTTCAGCGATCTGAGCGGGGAAGCAGGAGTCGGTCATCGGTGGTTGTCTGAACTGAAGTCACTATAAGGGTGCGTGGGGGACTTTGGCAATCCCCCCAGTGGACAATTCCTCAGGCGGAAAAGTGGTTTGTATCAACTACCCCCGTACACATAATCTACAACACCAGCAGGATGGTTCACGCCTTCAATGATAGTGAACTCTGCATACTTATCAAACTCATCAGCATGATATTCAGTGAACTCCTTGATAAAGAACTCACGGCACTGTTCTTTAGACTCAGCAGCGATAACTACCATTCCAGAGGTATAATCAGACAGGACTTCGTTGATGATGAAGAGTTTCATTTGCGAAGAATGTGTTGAACGAGAAGAACTTGTGCTGCTCCTAAAGAATAAGCAACTAGGACTAGGATTCCAGTGGTTAGCATAATCAACGCTTGTAAAGGTAACCTCCTGCCCAGTCTGCATGTTCCATCAACCACTCACGCTGCTCAATCAGTCGTAGATCAAACCGCACTCCTTTTGCAGGTGCTTTTACACTTGCGGGTTTGTACACTTCACCAGTCTTCTTATCAACAAAAGCATGAATAGAATCACGCCGATCACCAATGTGCATGAAGATCTTATGATACTTCCGACCAGATTCCAGACTGTAGAAATAACGATCAGAAGGACCATTGTGAGTCAATGCATCACAAAGCATCAGACTCCACTTGAGCACATTGGTTTCAATGGTCTCTTGTGCTTGCTGCTGGAGTGTGAGAGTCATCGGTTCAGGTGGTGGGTGAACTTCAGTCAGTATAAAGATCAGAGGAGACTGGTCTGAGTCTCCTCTGTGTATCTTCATCAATCGTCACAGTCGGGTTTTGCTTCAATCAACTTGTCTTCGATCGCTTGCACTCGCTCCACAACAGGAGTGCCACCGATCAGGTCTTCAGGATCAATTTCAGGATCGTCGTGCAGGATGTATTCAGACATCGCTGCGAGGATCGTATCCACTTCGGATTCGGTCAGGGTGACGGTGAAGGTCTTCATTGGTTCGGGTGGGTTGGTTGAACTGAGAGAATTGTAGCAGAGAATCAGTCAAAGCAGCAGAGGTCTTTGGCGTGGGTCGCTTCATGTTCATACTTTGTTGCATAAACCCCTGCGATCCATTCTGTCTCTACAGTGATCGGAAGGTCGTCACCCATCGTCTGTGGTGCGTCATCAGTCTTGCGACCTGCCCACACAATGCGGCGGGTGGTAAGGTCGGATGCCATCGAAAG